ACTTCTATCTATAGTAGTGTAGGTAATACAGTGCGCGTGGTACAGAAAGATGAGAAGGTTGTAGTAGAAGGAGACGCGCACTTAAGTTATAATGGCAATTTAACATTAGACGTCTCTGGTGACTTTAATGTGAAGGTTGGTGGTAACTATAACGTTGAGGTGGGTGGAAATGAAGTAAGGAAGACTGATGGCTCGGTCGGTGTCACGATAGGGAAGAAGCACCAAAAGACTGTAAAAGGTAATGAAGTCTCTATGGTAGCGGGATCTATTACTGATCAGACTCTCGGTCAACGGTATAGCGTAACAAAGGGCGTTTTTACGGTGCTAGCTGAAGGTGACTATATACAGGCCTGTAAAGGTACGTTATCTTTGACATCGGAAGATGAAGTTATTCTCTCAAGCCCAGACATGAATATAGCAGCGAATGATTTATCCGTTTTTGGTGCCACTGGAACGTTTGGTGGAGATACTATAACGGGATATTTCCAGAATGTATTTTGTAAGAGTGGAAGTTTTACTGAGGGAGTAACAGCCCCTACATTCCATGGGGATTTAACTGGTAGGGCAGATGAAGCTATAGCTTCTGATACTGCGGTATATGCTTCTTATGGAGGTGGACCAGGTAGTGCGGAAAATTGGACTAATACAAATACTGCCACAGACCTTACCGAAACAGCGAGACCTACAAGTGCAATTTTATCAGACTATTTAGATAATAGTGATAGAGCATATATTAGAGTATCTATAGATCCAGGTGACTATATGAAAAAAGCTATTAATAGAAGTGATTTTTACGGTGGTATTACTGATAAGGATCCTAATATATCTGAGGTACGGGCTTTATTAAAAGATCCAGATAATACAAATAATGATACATTTCTTGGTAATTTATTAGCAGCTGGAAAAATATCGAGTTTATATAGCAATGTAGTTCCTTTATATACAGGCAGGCAAGTAAATCCTGTAGATGCATTATTAACTGGTAGTACAAATCTTGGACAAACTACTCGAGGTGGAAGTAAACAATTTACAATGGGTACAAATACTCGACTCGAAGATCAATTAAAGAAAAGAGGATTATAATATGGCAGGTGTACAATTTGTAGTAGATCAACAATATAATCCAGAATGGCAAGCTAATATTACGAGTGGTACAAAATTAGCTGCTGGAATAAGTATGGCAAAATTTATATATGGAAGTAGTAATCCAAATGGTATAGATCATATTACCGAAAATGTATCTGATGAAAATAAATATAAACTTGCGAAACAATATATTATGCAAGCGACAGCCCTTTTATCGTGCCGTATAAAACCCTTCTCTCGATATAGGGTTAAAGTGGCAGAGGGTTATTATAGAATAACAGATAAAAGTCGTGTATATGATGTAGATAGTATATTATATCTACGAAATAAAGGCCGGGCAGTAGTATATGAAATATATGGTGAAGATGGAAATGTCGATAATTTAAAAAGTTTTGATTTAGCTCTCCATTTTTCTACTCATAGATATGGCGGTGTTATGCCAGCCAAAACTATTTTATCTTATGACAATTATAATCCAAGCGGAAAACTCCATTCTCAAGTTACTCTCATTATGCCCGAAATTCAAGATGGATGGAATGTAAGATATTCATTTACACCGAATCAAGTAGAAACAAAATATAATGGACATAATCTCACAACTGGTGAATTTGTAGAAGTACTTGAACAACCAAGTGATGGAACAGTTTTATATGGAACATGATCTCTTTGCGGTATAAATAGAAAGAAAGGATAATTACACATGGCTGTGAGAGCTTTTGCTGCAGAAGATAACCCTACCGATGCTTCCTTTGTTGTTACACGGGAGAAAAAGTTTTCGGACGTTGATTTTGATTTTCGGAATATCGAAAATGATAATAATGTTCGTACTGATCTTCGCAAAGTACAGGATCTTAATTCAGTAAAACAAGCTGTGAAAAATATCCTTTTAACAAATCAAGGTGAAAAACCTTTTATGCCAGTATTTGGTAGTCAATTAAACTATCTTTTATTTGAATTAGATACAGAACTTGATGAAGATATAATTGAAGAAGAAATTGCGAATAGTTTAGAAATATATGAACCAAGAGCTATTTTAAGAAATGTTGAAATAGACATGAATGGTGAACAAAACAAATGCGATGTAACCGTAGAATTTCAAGTAGTGAATACCGGTGAAATTGCACAAGTCACAGTAGATATTACGAGGATCAGATGACCACATCAATAAAATCTTCCGATCTTGATTTTGCGAATATTAAAGCAGAATTAAAAGATTATTTAAAACAAAAGTCTGAATTTACAGACTATAATTTTGAGGGATCTGCACTCAGTAACATTCTGGATGTATTATCATATAATACTCATCTAAATGGATTAATTGCTAATTTCTCTACAAATGAATCTTTTCTCAATACCGCACAATTGAGAAGCTCAGTGATTTCCTTAGCTACTGCACTTGGTTATGTTCCTCGGTCAGTTACAACTAGTCAAGCTATTGTAAATTTATCGATTAATATACTTGATGCGGTGAGACCATCTTCAGTATTTATGCCAAAGAATTTTCTTTTCAACACATCGGTAGAGGGAAGATCTTATACTTTCAGAACTCTTGAGAAAATCTCAGCAAATGATAATGGTAATGGATTTTATTCTTTTACACTCTCCGATGGATCTGATCTTGTATCTCTATACGAAGGCGTGCAAAAAACGAAAACATTCTATGTCGGTGAACTTGCTGATGAACAAGTATATGTCATTCCTGATAAAACAATTGATACCGCAACTGTGGAAGTAAAAGTATATCCAACTGCTGCTTCTCCAGATGAAGATGCTGAAGCTTATACACCAATTAAAGATGCGGTGCGAATCACAGCAGATAGTACTCATTATCAAATTCGCGAGGTCCCTAACGGGACCTATGAACTAGTATTTGGCGATGGCATCGTAACAGGTAAAAGACCTGTTAGCGGTAACAAAATTATAGTAACATACTTATCATCTATAGGTGCTCCAGCAAATAATGCTACAGTATTTACCGCAGCTTCTCAACTTTCGGTTTCTGGTTATGGTAACTACAATGTAAATGTAACAACTGTATCTGAATCGGCAGGAGGAGCTAAAAAAGAATCTATAGATTCAATTCGACAAAACGCTCCAATCGCTTTTTCTTCTCAACAAAGATTAGTTACAGCCGAAGACTATACAGCGCAGATTTTATCTCGCTATGGAAACGTTCTTGATGATGTTATTACATGGGGTGGTGCTGATAATGATCCTCCTAAATATGGCGTAGTTTATGTAGGACTTAAATTTAAAGCATCTACAAGTGATGTTATTAAAGCTCAAACAAAAGACGATATTGTAAATTTACTTACAACCAATTTAGGAATTATGTCTATTGGTACAGAGTTTACTGATCCAATAGATACATTTATTGAATTAAACTGTCAATTTAGATATGATCCAGACTTATCAGCTATTACACCTAGAGCAACACAAAATGCTATTGTTCAAGCTATGAAAGATCATTTTGTGGAAAACTTAAATAAGTTTGGTACAGTTTTTAGACGGTCAAAATTGCTTGCTGAGATTGATGACTTGGATGCCGCCATCTTAAATTCATCAATTACTGTAAAAGTTCAGCAAAGATTTTTACCAATAACTAATAAATCTTTAGGTTATAAATTAACATTTCCAATGCAAATAGCTGCGCCAGATGATGAATTTCATAGAGTTACTTCTGCTCGTTTTTCAATAGCAGGAATTAGTTGCTTTATTAGAAATAGACTTAAAACAAATATTTTAGAGATAGTATCAGTTGGTGGTGATATTATAAAAGATAATGTTGGTTATTATGAAGAAGGTAGTGGTATAGTTCAATTAGAAGGATTTAATCCATCTACAATTGATGGTGGTGGAGAACTAAAAGTTTCAGTTGTTCCTGCCAATCAAAGTACTGTTGCACCATTACGTAATTATACTTTAAATTTTGATGAATCATTGAGTTCAGCAAGCGCTATCTTAGACTATCAAGAATTACAGGTAACTCTCTAAATGCCTCATACGCTTAAAAATACTGGAAGAAAAGATGAACTCTTTTTCAATCGTAAAGTTGATGAAGCTTTACCTGAACATATAAAAGAGAATCATCCAAAAATTGTAAGCTTCTTAAATGAATATTATAATTTTTTAGATTCTGATGGTGCTAAAGCATTTCAATCTGATATTCATAATATTCTTTCATTTAGAGATGTAGAAGAAATACCAAATGATTTATTAAATTTATTGGTATATGAAATTGGATCTAAATTAGAAAATGTAGATAAATTTAATGATGAAAGATTTGCTTTAGGAAGACTTCCATATTTTTATAGAGATAAAGGAACATTAAAAGGTACTGAAGAATTTTTTAAATTATTTTTTGGAACTGAAGTTGAAGTTGAATATCCGAAGAAAGATATTTTTATTGTAGGTCAAGATGAAATTGGTCCTGATTATGAAAACTATATACAAAACTATGCAAGGTATCAAACATATTCTATTCTTTTAAAAATTGGTTTATCAGTTTCTCAGTATAGATCTCTGTATAAAAAGTTTGCACATCCAGCTGGTTGGTATTTTGAAGGATTGGTTTCATTTGCAACTGAAGCTAATTTAAATCTATTTGCACAAGAAGCTTTGCAAGATTCAATCTTTGTATCTTCAATTACTGAAGTTTATCAACCATTGTTCCACCAATCACGTTATACGGGTTCTGTATCAATTGGGCAGGATGATGTAAGTTATGCAGAATTTGGCGGTACTATAAAGGTAAGAGATGGCAGAATTACTAATCAACCAGATCAAAAAGATTCAAGTGAAGATCATTATATTATGACTATTATTGATAAATATCAGAATGTCACTGCTGAGGAATTGGCAAGACATTATGTGGTTGGAGAAATAGGTCATCCAAATTCAAGAACATTTGATGAAGACTCTTCAGCTGATCCAGTAATGAGCTTCGATAATGATAAAGAAACATTAGATGAAGATATGTTTACAAGATATGACGAACAATATCACTATAGATGATAATTTTTATATAAATAGAATTAAATTTTCAAAGGTTTAACATGGCAAAGCAAGCAATATCACTAGGCACTGTAGCCAACGATGGAACAGGAGATACATTAAGATCTGCTGGTTCTAAAGTAAATGCTAATTTTGATGAGATTTATACACAATTTGGAGATGGTAATGCATTAACAACTGGTTTACAATTTTCATCTAATGGTATTATTTTTGAAGGTTCAGTACCAGATAATAATGAAACTACTCTTACTGTTGAAAATCCAACAGCCGATAGAATTGCAACGCTTCCTGATCATACAGGAGCTATATTAGTTGATAGCGCAATTCAAACTATTGCAAATAAAAGAATTGTTAGACCTGAAATAGATAGTGCTCAATTAAATGGTTTATTAATAAAAGATAGAGATTCTTCTCACGATTATAATATTATTTCTGGATCATTAACTTCAAATGTAAATGTTACTTTACCAAATATTAGTACAGATGATCAATTTACATTTAATAATGCAACTCAGCAATTAAGTAATAAGACTTTATATAGACCTAGAGTTGAGCAAATGATTTCCGATAGTGTCGGTGAACCATTGCTTGAATTTTTAAGAGTAGGCACGGCTAGTCATATTAGATTTACAAATGCAGATAATCCAGTTATCGAAGCCCAAACTACTCTTACAAATGCTCATTTAAATATCGATGCGGCTGGAACTGGATCGGTGGAAATAAGTAAAGTGGCACATGCCACATTAGAAATTTCTACAGGTGGAGATACAGTAGGTGCACCAGTAACTTCTGGTAACAATGCCAACTTCCAACCAAGCGGACATATACGAGGAGATAAAGCTACATCACTTTATATTCAACAACATAATGGAACAATAAATGGTGAAACCAAAGTATATACTAATGGTGGATCAGGAAATATTGAAGTTGCGTTTCCAACCGCAAATAATTTTGCACAAGGTACTTCTCTCACCATTCATCCAAATGGAGCAGCACAACTTATTTGGAGTGATGATAGATGGTTCATCATGGGTGGACTAGATAGTGACCATAATGGAAACAGATTATTGACTATTAACGCATAGGATTAAAAAATGCCAGCAGTATTAACAGATAAAATTAAAAGAAACATTTTGCAAGTAATGTACGATGAAGTGAATGACGTACTTGCAAATTACTTTATTTCTATTGGCCACGGTGAAGAATGGGTTACATCAGACGATACAGTTCCACCCAATACACCAATTAATTCTATTAAAGAAGAAAGAGATTTTAGACTAAGAGCGCAATCGGCAAAAAAAGTAGCAGATGTTTCTTTTGTAGTACCAAGATTTAATTGGACATCGGGTTCAATATATTCACAATATGATGATAATAGAAGTATTACGCCTGGTATTTCAGGTGCAGCAAATATATATCCGTATTATATTTTAACAGATGAAAATCAAGTTTATATTTGTTTGAAACAACCAAGAGATGCCAATGGTGTAGCTTTAAGATCTACAGTACAACCAACAGGAACTTCAAATAAACCAAAAAAAGAAACTGATGGATATGTATGGAAATTTTTATATGCTATTGGTGGTGCAAAATCTTCAGCGTTTCTATCAGCAAACTTTATGCCTGTTGAATATGTTAAAACTGGACAAGCTGGATTAAACTCATTACAAGATCAACAAGCATTAATAAGAGATGCTGCTGTTCCAAAACAAGTTTTAGGTATTGAAATTATTGATCCTGGCGCAGGATATACTAGTGCTCCTACTGTTCAAATTATAGGAAATGGGGATAGTGTTGGTAGTAATCAATATACTCCTAAAGCTACAGCAACAGCAACAATTGATCCAAGTTCTGGTGGTTTCGTTACTAAAATTGAAATTGATTCTAGTTCAAATATTGGTAGTGTTTCTGATAGTGTGTTAGAAGCTGGTCGTAATTATGATTATGCCGATGTAATTATTTCTGGTGGAGGTGCATCAAGAGATGCTACAGCTAGAGCAGTTCTTCATGGTAACGATTCAGGTGTAGGAGCAAATCCAGTATTTGATTTAAGATCTACATCACTAATGTTTAATGTTAAAATTGAAGGTGGAGAAGCTGGCGCAGATGGATTTAGAGATTTTATAGTTGATGATAGAGATTACCGTCAAGTTGGATTATTTAAAAATCTTAGAGATTTTGATGGAAATCTATATACAGAACTTAGTGGTAGAATGATGAAATCTTTTAGAGGTGTTAGAGCAGATGTCCAACAATTAAAAAATCTAACAGATCCAATTATTACTCAGAGCACAGGATTTACTGCTATTGTTGCAGATGTTGATAGTGATACGTGTTATTATTATCAAACGGATTCGACTGGTTTTGTACCGATATCAAATGTTCAAATTGAAAACAGTTCTCAGAATTTTAATAATATTAGTCCTACTCATCTAATTGATAGTTCAGACATTAATCCTTTTTCTGGAGATTTATTATACGTAGAAAGTAGACCAGCAATTAAAAGACTTGATACTGAAACAAATGACATTAAAATCATCGTAAGTTTATAGGATAGAATATGGCACAACTCGTAAATAAAAATACTTTTTCATCAACTTATCGAGATGATTTTGCTGATAGTGATGGATACTATCGAATTCTTTTTAATAGTGGAAAGAAACTTCAAGCTCGTGAATTAACACAAATGCAAACCATTATTCAAAAGCAAATTGAAAGAATGGGAAATAATTTATTTGCAGATAATAGTGTTATTAAACAAGCAGCAGCTCAAGTTGATAATAATTACCAGTTTATTAGATTAAATACTACTAATGAACCAATTAGTGATCCTCAAAGTTTAGTTGGTGCAATATATACAGGAGTTACTTCTCAGGTTGTATTTAGAGTTGATGAGGTTGTAGAAGCTGGAGTTAATCCTGTAACTGATCCATTAACCTTATATGGAACATATACTTCAACAGAAAATTCATCGCTAGCAACTGATCAACAAGCAGTTGCTCAACCTAATGAAGTAATGCAAGGAACAAACTTACCAAATATTAGAGTCGAAAATTCTGCGCAATCTACAGGATTTGGTTCTAGATTTTTATCCGATGGAGGAATTTATTATTCCAAAGGATTCTTTATATTTGCAGATAAACAAGAAAAAATAATTTCTAAATATACAAATACTCCAACGGTGGTAGTTGGTTTTAAAAGAATTGATGAAGTTGTAACAAGTGCAGATGATACTGCTTTATTTGATAATCAAGGGGCGTCACCTAATCTTACTGCTCCTGGTGCGGATAGATTTAGAATTAGATTAGAACTATCTCTTGAAAGTGAGATGGGCCCAACAGACACATTCATTAGAAAAGCAAAAGTTGTTAATGGAAAAATCGTAGCAACTTCTCCAGTTGGAAATGAATATAACAAACCTAGAGAATTTGTAGCACAAAGAATAAAAGAAAATTCTGGAGACTATATTGTAAAACCATTTAATTTAAGATACGCTGATGATTCAGATGATAATTTCTTACTAGCTCAAACTTCAAGTGGCGTTGCAGTAGTTAATGGTTATCGTGCTTCAGTGTATACTTCTGATACTCCTCCAAGAGTACGTAAAGCAAGATCCACTGTTAATATTGCAGATCAATTCGTACCAATTTCATTTGGTAACTTTTTTGAATTAGATTCTGTTCCAGCACAAATGCCAGATATAACTAATTCAGTTGGATTTGAAAAACAAAATGTTAGAGATGGAGCAGATTATGGTGGAGCTACAATTGGAACATGCTTTGTAAGATTTATTCAAGAAGACGGAGCTGGATATAGGGCTTATATAACAAACTTAGTTCTTAATTCTGGATCTGGAATTGGCGACATAGGTAGTATTGGTACTGGTGCTAATGCATATTTTAATATTAATCAAAATTCAAGAGATAACGGACCATTTAATAATAGTGGAACTTTAAATAGTTTAATTTTTCCTCTTCCAAATAGAAGACCAGAAAATATTACGAATGCTGATATAACGGTTCAAAGGCAATTTAGATTTACACCAACTGGTTCTACATTTGATATTACAACTGATAATAGTACTGAAATATTTTTAAATGAAGGTGATTGGCTTATTACCGATTTAAATGGTGATATTCCTGGCGCAACAATTACATTACAAAACGTAGATAAGACAGCAAGAATTGGTGGGCTTTCAGCTGGAGTTTCTGTAGCTGTAACAGCATTTGTTAGAAAAAGTAATGAAACTTCTAGGTCTAAAACAAAAACTTCTGCTAATAAAGTATTTAAAGTTATAACAGACGGTGTTACAAATCAGCAATTTATTAATTTACATAAACCAGATATTATTGAAGTTACTCATATTGAAGATCCAAATGATAGTACACAGAGTTATTTAGGTAACTTTACCTTAGACGATGGTAGAAAAGATAATTTCTATGACAATGGTAGATTGTTTTTAACTGGAGCTCTTCCACCTAATGCAACCACTACTGGATTACGCATAAGATGGGATTATTTTCAACATGAACCAGGTAAAAGCTTTTTTAGTAAAAATTCATATGATGGTGAAGTTGATTATAAAGACATTCCAACTCATACATTTCAAAATGGCGAGCAAATATTTTTAGCGGATGCTTTAGATTTTAGACCAACTGTTGATTCAGATGGTGATTTTGAAGTGGCTAATGGTGGATCTACAAACGAAATTCCCGATCCAGCCACTGTAATCGATTTAGATGTTTCTTATTATTTACCAAGAATTGATAAAGTTATAATTGATCAAAATGGTAAGATTAGAGTTATTCCAGGTGCGTCCTCATTTGCACCAAGTCCTCCAGAAACACCTAAAGGTACTATGGAATTATTTAAAGTTAAATATGATGCTAATACTCTCGACAATAATGATATAACTATTACTCGAATAGACCATAAAAGATATACTATGAGTCAAATTAATTTATTAGAAAAAAGACTTGGTCGATTAGAAGATGCAGTATCATTAAGTTTATTAGAAAATAAAGCAGCTGATATTGTTGAGTTTGATGCGAATGGAGATCCTAGATTAAAAAGTGGATTTATAGTTGATAACTTTACAAGTCATGCTTTAACTGATAAAAATAATTCAAATTTAAGATCATCTATGGATTTTTCTTCTGGATTACTATTTCCTCAAAATATCGAACGGGTTATTGATTTAGAATATGATTCAGATACTAATAATCCATCTCCTGCGCTAAATGTAGCATTAAGAGGAGGATTCATTGTACCTAGATATGATACAGAATTATATATGGAAAATGAATACGCAAGTGATGCATTACAAGTAAATCCATTTCAAGTTAATAATTTCAATGGGACTATTCAGTTATCGCCATCTTCAGATAATTGGTATGAAACTCGTTTTCCTTTTGAGAAAGTAGTTAACTATCAAGGATCAGAAATTTTATCTGATGGTGCATATCAATGGAATAATCATGAATGGAATTGGCTTGGAAAAGATTTAGAATCTCTTCAAACTGGTGATAAAACTAATACTACAGCATCTACTTCTGGAAGAACCACTACTACTTCTTGGAATGTAGTGGAAAATATTTTTATTCAAGAAGACTTTGTTGAAAATAGATTAGTACGCACAGAATCAATTCCAAAAGTAAGAGCTAGACTAGTTAGGTTTAAAGCTACTGGATTAAGACCAAATGCTAAACACTATGCTTTCTTCGATAATGTTTCAGTGGATGCTTGGGTGAAAGAAGAAACATTTACAAGTACATGGCGTAATGATTTTGCTTATGATTCTGATTATGGTACAGAATACATTAATGCGACTGGACACCCTAGTGGAAGTCAACAATTAACTTCCGATGAGTTCGGAGTTATTGAAGGATCATTCTTTATTCCAGCTACTTCAGCAATATCTTTCTTATGTGGAAATGTCAAGTTTGAATTAAAAGATGTAACTGGATCTGGAAATGAAAACTATTTATCACGAGCAGTTACTAATTATACCGCTGAAGGCACATTAAAACTTTATGAAGAAGTATGGACATCTACAAGGTATATTGAAATTGAAGGTGATCAATCTGTTTATACAGCCCCAGTAGTAACTAATAATTCTGGTGGAGGAGATGATGGATATAGTGGTGGTAATGATAATTTCAGTTCTCCGGGATTAGACGCATTTGGTGGACCAGGTCCAAATGTTGGAGATGCAAATTCATGTGGAGGTAATGACGTATGTGTAATTGCTACACATGCTACGCAAAATAATGTAGAAGGATTTAGCTTAATGGATAAAGCTAAAGCTGAGATTTGGTGCGAAAAGAAATATCATGGAACATGGTATGGAGAAGCATTTAGACGCGGTTATAGGTACCTTGGAAATAGAGCGATTGAACGAGGTGAAGCGCATAAACATTATCAAGAGTTTAAAGACTTTGTAGCTTATGGTAGAGGTTTAAAGAAAGGGTTAAAACCTGCATTAAACTATTACTTTAGAACAGCGCAATTCTTTGCGATTGGTTTATTTACAAATGAATAGGAGCAAAAATGCCTGAAGTAAGTAGACAAAATACGAGCAGAATAGCTCAATCATTTTATGTAGATAAAAATAGTGGCATATTTATTACTGATATTGGATTATTTTTCAAGTCTGCACCTGACACAACGGGTCAACCGGTATATGTAACCATTAGAGCTCTTGAAGGTGGGGTTCCTCATGGATACGTATATATTGCTAAAGCTGAGCAAAGTTATTCAAATATAAGTGCTTCTATTCCTAATCCTAATGCCACGAATGAAATAAAATTTACATTTGCGCATCCAGTTTATTTAGAGCCTTTTAAATATTATGCCTTTACAGTTGAAACTGGAAGTTCTGAATATGAATTATACTATGCAGAAATTTATGACCATGTTCTTAATTCTACTGAAAAATTGGTTGATAAAAATCCAGTAAGTGGATCTATTTTTTATTCTCAAAATGGTGTGACTTGGTCTGAAAATCAAAACCAAGATTTAAAATTCAAAATATATAAAGCTAATTGGGCAGCTTATTGGTCAGGGACACGAGCAAATGTATCTCTTCAAAATAAAGCCATATCTCAAGAAATTCTTCCTAATAACCCAATAACTACTGACGGTGCTACTACTGATATTATCATATCGCATAAACATCATGGATTCCAAGAAGGTGATAAGGTAAATATTTCTGGAGTAACATCAAATTCTGGATATATTGGAGGAATTCATATTAATAATATTAATGGACTTAGAACAATAAAATCCGGATCAGGCAACGTTGCTTCTCGTGATTGGCAAGGATATATTTTAGAAACTGGAAGTGGTACTGCAAACACAACTTTGACAAATGAAATTGGGGGCGGGGCTAATGTTAAGGCTGATAGAAATTTTTTATATAGTACATTTGTTCCAAGTGTTAGTGTTTTAAAAACTCATAATACTGCCAGTTTTTATGGCGTAAAAACTATGGCTGCAGGAAAAAATCCATATAATTCTGAAGCTGGTGCATACGTAAGAGACACTGCATACTCTCAAGTTATGCCAAATAAAACTATGTTTATGTTTAATAATCCAGGATTAATTGCTAGCACTGAAATGGAAGGTGATAATCCTGGTACTTCAATTCCAAATAATAAATCTTTTGATTTGAGAATAACACTTTCTTCTGAAGATCCAGCTAATGTTATGCCTTTTGTTGATTTAGAAAGAGCTAGCATTGCTACAATGTATGCAGCAGTTGATAATCCAAGTTTAACTGTTAATAGTAGCAGTGGTCAAAATATGGTAATAAATCCGATTGCTGAAACTTTACCAGAAGGTGGAACAACATTAGCTAAACACATTACTAAAATATTTCCACTTGAATCAAGCGCTATAGGACTTAGAGTAGCAGTTGCCGGAAACGTATTATCTGGTGGAAGTTTTGATCTTTATTATAGAGTTGCTGAACTTGATACAAATATATCTACTCAAGCATGGGTATTGATTGCACCATCAAATAATCCAACAACTTCTGAAAAAAGAGGAGTGTTTAAAGATTATGAATATTTGATTGGTGGTCAATCTGGGTTTACTACACCATTTCAACAGTTTCAATTTAAAATTACAATGAAAGCAAATAATGCAATTAAAGCGCCTATTTTAAGGGAGTTCAGAGCAATAGCACTGAGTACATAATTTATGATTGACAATAAAAGACAAGTAGCTGGCAGGCCTGGTCTAGTAAAAAATGAAAATACCGGTGTGTTTAACTATATAAATAGCAATGAAACAATTGAAAACATTCGAAAAGCAAAACAGAAAAAACTTGATCAGGAAAAAGATATTGAAAGCTTAAAAGAAGAAGTAACGGAGATAAAAGATATGCTCCAAAAAATTATGCAAAAACTATAGGTAAGAAAAAAGATGGCAAAAGTCTATGTAAATCTACAAAATACCATTGGTACATGGGTCGCTAATCACAACGATGTTGTGAATAAAATTGGTGATCTAGCACTATTAGGGACACTTGAAGATAGTAGCTTAGTTATGGCTACTAATGAAATACATGACTCTTTAAATGCTACCATAACTCTCCTTGGTTTATATAATCCTGCGGGTTTATCAACAGTAGCTGACTCAGTAGTAGGAGCAGTAAATGAACTTGATTCTGATATTGGCAACAGAGCTGATTTAGTTACCTTAAATAGAAATACAATTGTAGCTGCAATTAATGAATTGCATGATTCTATGGGCACTGCTGCCCTTGGTACATTGGCAACCGATATAAAAGGTGCAATTAATGAACTTCATGATTCAGTAGATCAACTTAATACATTCGTAGATCCAGACACAGCACTTAACACAACAGCATCTACTGTATCTGGTGCAATTAACGAACATGAAACTGATATTGGTAATATGACCTTTACAGGTCTAAGTGCAACTAATATCTCTGCAGCGATTAGAGAATTAAGAACTGAACTGGGCGACCACACTTCTCTTACTACTACAGCAACTAATAATGTGGTTGCAGCTATTAATGAAATTAATTCAGAACTTTATAATACACCAGATGGAAGTGGATCTAACTTTAATACGACTGCTACAACCATCGAAGGAGCAATTAACGAATTTGAAGCAGCACTTAGAAATTCTACTGGCGGTGGTGTTAATAACTATACGCTATCGACATTAAAGCAAACTATTGTTGAAGCAATTAATGAACTTCATGATTCACTAGGCACTGACGCTCTTAATACATTATCAACTAATATTAAAAGTGCAATTAATGAACTTCATGATTCACTGGGCACTGACTCTCTTAATACATTATCAACTAATATTAAAAGTGCAATTAATGAACTTCATGATTCACAATCAGCAATTAAAACTTTATTAGGTGGTACTACTACTTTAAGAACCACTGCAACCTCGGTTGTTGGTGGTGTAAACGAAGTTGACTCACAAATGTCATTCGTTTTACAAGCATTAGGACTTGGTGATCCTAATACAGCATTTGGTACTTATACGCCAGGTACAGATACATATGCTGGTAATCTTGGTCAACTTGACGCTAATCTTGGTGATAAATCATCTATTAGACACGCTATAAATGATTTACAAAGTTCTATTGATACCATTGAAGGTAATGAACAAACAACGAATACAACAATTGGTTCTTTAGCCAATTTAGATAATGAAATACAAAGATCAAGTATTGTTGGTGCTATTAACTCTTTAAGAGATTCTGTTCTTGCAATTTATGATTCTCTTACGGTTGATAATTTAACATTCAATGATAATATTATTAGATCTAATTCTACCAACGGACAAATTGATTTAAGACATGGTGGACCTGGTGTTGCATCTGAGTTTACATATTTAACAATTAAAAGATTTGCTGATAGCGATACACTTATTACTACTGATGCTGGTGGTTCAGGTATACTTCTTGCCGATTCTGCAGTTACCATTCAAGGTAATTTAAGAGTACAAGGTACGACTACTTATGTCAATACCGAAACAGTTGAGATTGATGACAACATTATATTATTGAATGCTAACGTAGCATCAAATGTTGCTGGAACTGAAAATGCTGGACTCGAAGTTAATCGTGGAAATTTAGCGAATGCATTTATAAGATGGAATGAAACTAATGACAAGTGGGAAGCCACTATGGCAAATGATGGTTCTGTTGAAACCATCTTAACCACATCTGATAAGAGCGGTATTAGTGGAGCTAATATTAATGATGATGCTGTCTCTAATGCTAAACTTGCAAACATGGGTGCAAACACTGTTAAGGTTAGAGATGCTAATAGTGCTGGTGATCCATCGGATAAAGCGGTTGGAATTGCTCAAATCTTAATTGGTACACCAACAGGATTTACTTCGGATTCACTTTCAGGTGATGTCAGTATGACAAGTGCTGGCGCGGTAACTATTGTCGATGATGCAGTTACATATGCTAAAATCCAAAATGTATCGGCGACAAATAGAATTTTAGGTAGAGATACTGCAGGTGCTGGAGTTATAGAAGAAATTACTCCAACTAATGTAAGAACAATGCTTAATGTTGAGGATGGCGCAAATGCTTATAGCCATCCTAATCACTCAGGCGATGTTACTTCAACCGGTGATGGTGCTACTACCATTGCAAATGATGCAGTTACATATGCTAAGATGCAAAATGTTGTAACAGCCAATAGAGTTCTTGGTTCTACTTCAGCGGATGGTGTGGTTAGTGAAGTTCAAGTATCTACTAATATGATTGCCGATTCCGCAGTTACATACGCTAAAATGCAGAATGTTTTAACAGCTAATAGACTCCTTGGATCTACATCAGCAAATAGTAACGTTAGTGAAGTTCAAGTAGCCACTGGTATGATTGCAAATGATGCTGTGACTTATGCTAAAATCCAAAATGTTGCGACAGCTAATAGAGTTCTTGGCTCTTCTTCGGCAGGTGGTGTAGTATCTGAAGTTCAAGTTTCTAATGCCATGTTAGCTGGTTCAATTGCTAATAATAAATTAGCTAACAGCGCTATTACTATTGCTGGAGTATCAACTTCATTAGGTGGATCAATTTTAGATTCACTTGGCGAAGTTCCAGGGATACATACCGGAGGAGGAAGTGCAGATCAAGATAGTACACAATCTATTTTCATTGGTCATCAAAATCCAATAAGTGGAGTTCTTGGTACATCTTCAGTAGGTATTGGTTGGCATGCAGGACAGTCACTTACTAATGCTTCGAATTATGCTACTTCAGTAGGACACGGATCTGGTAAAAATAATAATGGTGATTATAATAGTTCTTTTGGCGCAAATGCAATGGGTGCTGGATCAGCTACATCAGGAAATTATAATACATCACTAGGTTATCAGGCAGGTTATGAGATAAGTAGTGGCACAAATAATGTGAATGCTGGTGCATTTGCTGGCGCGGAAATCCAAACTGGTGGTGGTAACGTTGCACTTGGTTATGGGGCAGGTCCTGCAAATGGAGGTTCTGGTGTTTCTGATAATATTTACATCGGACATTTGGCAGGAAGTACGGGAACGACTGGTGATAACAATATTATTATTGGTAAAAATGCTCAGAAATCTGCTGCTACTGTAAGTAATGAAATTACGCTCGGTGATACGGCAATTACAAGATTTAGAATACCTGGGCTTGATCTCGATACTAATAGTGCAACTGGTGGCCAAGCACTTAGATGGAATGCTACTAATGGAGGATTTGAATGGTATACTCCATCAAGTGGAGTAACTGCTGGAGATTATATAACTAACAGTAGTGGTACATTTAATGTAAATGCAGGAGATACATTACTTATTAAAAATTCTGGAGGTACCACACTAAAAACAATTGTGAGTTTGGGTAGTGTATAAAACGTAATATATAATACCATATAATGGAGATGATAGTAATATGGCTGTAGTAACACCACTTAAAGTTTTAAACGGCGGAGATCTCAAGCAAATGAGTACTGCCGAAATAACTTATATTAAAGATAGATGTAGATATTTGTATGGTACAGACCCAACTGTAACATTATCAGTTGTAACTACTGGTGCAACCAATCATATTGATGTTGAAGGTACGAATCAATATATGATTGATGATAGATGGCAAACTGGTACCTCTGCAACAAATGCAACTACTTATCCCGCCGAAGCTACAACAGGCGAACCAACAATTATTACACCAATTCAATATGATTATATTGATGAAACACGTACAGCTGCAAGTCAACCCTCTGACATTAATTCTGTAAGGTTTCCACTTTATTATGATGGAAATGGAGATCTTAGATCTATGTCTCAAACAGATATGTTAGATACATTTATTTTGCCAGCAATTGATACTATAACGGCATCTGTGGGTCAGCCTGGAACATATAGAGTGCATACTGCAACAACGTTAGCTGGTTATACTGCTGTTGCAACAGATGCAATTTTTACTGATACTCGCGCAGATCAAAGTGCATATAATGTTACAGATACCCCTACAGCTCCAACAGGTGCAGCAGCAACAATTGGAGCTTCTGGTACTACACAAGATATTTCTGAAATAGTAAGTAACTATTATTTGTTACAAGCAAATAATATAAGTGAGCCAAGTATTACATTAGCATCAGATGATTTAAATTATGGTGGTACTGAAGAACTTGCGCTTGCTTATATAGTAGCAGGACCTAATGATATTAGGGAGTATACTTTAGCTCAGCTAGATGATATATTAAAAAGTTACATGAAATATGCTGCGTCTGCTCATACTGGGTCAAGAATTCGTTATAGATTAGCATATGATGCGGATGGCGCTGGAGCAGGAACGGCTACTTATACAGGTACAACGCTAGGAAGTGTAATTGCTAATACTAGGATCACATCAGTATCAGGTGATTTAAAAAGAAGGTTTGTGAATGCTAATGATTATCGTTCACAAGAATTTCCCGTTGGAACTGCAACGGCTCAACAATATTGGACTTTAAAGATGGATCAATACTAATGTTTACAAAAGAAAACGTAATTAACGCAAGATATTCTAATAACAGAGATTTAGTGTTAGTAGAATGGGTTGACGAAAATGATATTCGTCGAATTTATAATTTATTTGAAGATAATAATGATCCAGCATGGAAATCTCTTAGAGAAGCTGGCTGGACTAAAAAGAAAATTGATGAAGCAAGCGAAAAGTATAAAGTCGATTTTTCAAAAAACTTCGAAGATTTAGCTAGAAATATTTTTAGAAAAAATGATGAAGCTGAGTATAGAAATCTTTTAGAAGATTTATTTAATGATAATGTAGAAGATGGTCGTGATACTCAGCATTTATTCACTTTAAAATTATTTTTATTTGAATTAAGCGAAGTTAAAAGAAGCACTAATAGAGAAGCTAAAGTGGCTTTACGTAAAGCGAAAAGTTCAAGGGAAGCTTTGTTTATAGCTATTGATATTGTAAAAGAAACTCCCCCAGTTGAGGCGGAAGAATCTTAGGATTCAACATAGTTTCATACGATTGATTAAATAAGTAAACGTTATAATCAATTACATTTATTTTTTCTTTTTGTTCTATAAATTCATAAGAACAATACTTATCACTTCGTAAATATTGATTGAATGTTCCAGCAAATTTTTCATAAATAAATTGATCTATTCCTCTTGAATATTCAATCATAAAATAATTTGGATCTTTCTCAAATCCTTTATAGATGTGAGAGTAATCGCCAGACCATGACATTATACTACTATTAAGTGGTGTGTGAAATGGCTTTCTCCACCATGCATGGCATAAAGTAAAATTTTTTCTTACAAGATTATTACAGTCTCCTGTAATAATTATGTCTAAGTCAAAATATATATTTTGGCCATCTCTATATCTATCGAACATAAGAAGCTTATTAAAAACTCCTTCATATTCATCATCTCTTATTACCACAAATTCTTCATATTGTAAACCAGAAAAATTATCAATCATATGTTTTAAATTATCAACATACCATTCACTAAATTTATTTCCAGTGTTTACACAAATAATTCTCATGTCCAATGCTTTCTTATCCAAGATGTATTAGATTTATGTATATAATTGTTATTAGTAAAATGCACAATTTTTATATCTTTATCAATTTCTTCATCCATAATCATAAATTCTTTATTATATAATTTACAATATTCTAATTGCATTTGATAATTTAAAGCATCATCATTGTAGTATCGTACCATCCAATTATCTGGTAGAGTTACTATGTTTTCTACATTATCAAAAACAAAATTTTGTTCGCCGTGTCCTTTAATATTTACAGTGCCATTATTATAATAATATGATTCCCAATACTCTTTATTTTTTGACCATTTATCAGTTAGATCAGTAAACGCATTTCCTTTAAATTTATAAAAGCCACCATTTATCGGTAGTGTACTTACTGTACTTGAATATGTTAATAATTCATTATCTTTAATTGGATATGATAACATGTCGTCAATATTGTTAACAATAACTTGATCTATATCCATAACTATAACATCATCGAGTGTTTCAGTAAATGTTGGATCAAAAAATTCTAATTTGTGCCAATGCGATTTTCTTTTTGGTTTATAACAAAAAAATTCAAAATCAATAGTCGTATTTTTAGATATTCCTCTTTCAAGTTTTTCAACATAATCATAAGAATATTTTCCTTCATAATATAAACAAAATATTTTTAACATTTTCCTATAACCATAAACCTTTTATAACCATTAGGCATATCAAGTGATCCTTTATATATTTTTTGTTTAATTCCTGATTTTTCTAATAATTCATCTTCATTTTCAACACAATTAATATGATCATTTACATGAAACATATTATTACTTTGTAAAGCAAATATTGTATTTTCTCTATAATTTTTATTTTCTAATATTTTAGGTAAGCTAGGCATATGTTCAGAAGAAGTATTAATAACTACATGTGTTTTATCGTCATCCATAATTGGATCGAGTATGTTTTGACAATAATGATTTCCTGCAATATTATAAATTGACATAAAATTTTCAAAAAACTTTTTCGTTTTAGGATCTATATCAATGTTATCAATTGATTCGATTTGATCTGAATTTTGTTTTAGCATTATAGATAATGGAGATCCAAACCAACCTCCTAATAGTTGAACTCTTATTTTCTCATTTAATTCAAAAAATGTTGGAATAACTAAAGATAATTTTTCAACTAACCATGTTTTAGATTCAATTTGGCTTGGGCCCATACTATCAAGAAAATGAACAATATCCATTTCTTTTTCGTATGCTATAGTCCATAACATTTGTAATAGATGTTTATTAATTTTATCTTCTAATAATGGTTTAGTAACTTTTAAATATGAATATGGATCAAGCTTTTCTTCGTTAAAAGCTTTCCATAACACATTCCATATTTCTTTTTCTATAATCATTTTCTTATAATATAATCATTAATTACTAATAGATCCATTCCTGTTTTATTAAAAGTGGCAATTGCTTCTTCTGGTGTTTCTACAATTGGTTCTTGACAATTAAAGCTTGTATTTAATAACATAGGCATTGCAGTTGCATAAAAAAAATCAGTGATTAACTTATAAAATTTAGGATTATCACTTTCATTTACTGTTTGTATTCTTGCAGTATTATCTATGTGAGTTACACCCGGAATTTTATCTTTATGTTTAACTTTTACAATTCTACTCATATATGGACTTGGTTTATGTGTATCAAAAAAATATTCATACCACTCTTCTAAGACTGCTGGTGCGAATGGCCTAAAATCTTCACGTAATTTTATAGTATTATTAATTACAAATTTAATATCATGCCTTCTTGGATCTGCTAATATACTTCTATTTCCTAAAGCTCTATTTCCACTTTCTGATTCATCTTGAAACCAACCAACAATTGCACCATCTGCAATTGCTTGTGCTATTTCTTTGTAATTAACTTTTTCTTTACCTTTAAAATTATATTTTTTTCCAGCATATGTTTTTGGAGTATGAATGTTATTATTTAACATATAATCAGCATGCATATATGTCCCTAATGCCTGTCCTTCATCTCCAGCTGCAGGCGGTACATGCACGTTTTCGTATTTTTCAAAAAACATTTCATTCACATATCCATTATAAGCAACTCCTCCTGCAATACATAAATTTGTTGATGATTGCAGAGGATATACGTGTTCTCTTATAATATCTTCTGTAAAGACTTGTAATGTATGTGCAATTGAATCTGGTGGAACATTTTGTGAATCTACCATACGTATAAAATCATCTTTATCAATTCGGTTTTGATGTAATTCTTCTAACATAAGATAGATAGAATCTTTTAAAGCGCCGTAAGCAGAAAGACCCATTACTTTTCCTGCACCTAAAAATCCGAAACCTAAATATTGAGAGATAAAATTCCAAAGTTCACCAATATTTATTTTGCTAGATAAATCTATAATTTTTTGATTTTTATCAATAAAAATACAATTAAAATTATATCCTCTTCCGTCAATTGCTAATATATCTGATTCTTCAAATCCAGAAGTTAAATAAGCATATGCAGCATGTGATTGATGATGATCAATATAATATGTGTTATTAATCATTTTATAATCCCATAGATTAGTGGGTTTAAAATCAAGATATTCTTTAGAAATTTTATATGGTGTTATTTGATTAACACCACCAATAGTAGTTGTGAAAGCAAACACTTCATGGTTTTCAGGTTTATAATATTCTTCATAGAATTTTATACCAGCTTCGTTAGAATGTTTTTGTGGTATAAACACACCATTAAATGGATATACGTTTTCATCTAACTTAGGTAGATTATGTTTTAATCTACTATATCTTTCTATTTGATTATGAAATAAACCATCATATGTATTATGATCATGAGGACTAAATGATGCACTAAAGATTTTCATAAATATAATCCGCTATTTTTATATGAGTTTCATTATTTGGATGACTATCTCCACCAATAGTATCACTATTAGAATTTATCCAAGTTTTTTTTCTACTAGCATAGTTAGTAAATCTTTGTTGAATATTATTTTCTATTTCTGTCTGTATAAATTCTAAACCATATTTTTCGCATTTTAACTTAAGTGTTTCTGGTGGATCGCTAAATGTAATATCATTTTTATTCCATGTTATATTATTAGGTTTATCAATTGGCCAATTTATAAAATTTTTAATTTTATCATAATACATATTGTTAGGTAAATACTCAATTAATTCTTTTTTTGATTTGTAAGGCCAATTATGTGCATGTAAATTTTTTACAATTGTAAAATTTGTGCGTTTATCACCAGACCTTTCACGGAATGGAATCATTGTTTTAAAGTTTTCATTTTCTTGAAAATCTCCATTCATCAAATTAAGCTTATCTTGGCTTGTAACTCTCCACCAATTCCAATATAAATTCATCCCTTGAATTTGTACATATGGTATATTATAATTTTCACATAAGATTTGAAACATGTAAAAATAGCGTAAAGAATTATGAATCCAATCTTCGTAATTTCCAGGCGACCAATTGTTGTTACCATGCTTATACGCAGATTTTTTCATTTTTTCTGGTAAATCATTTTTATATTCTGGATTAATCAAATGAGGTTCAGTTTCTTGAGCTTCATAATCACGCCTATTTGATTCAGTCCACATATGTATAACTAAACCAATATCTTTATGATCTATATAATTTAATAAATCAAGAGTACGATTATAAATTCCATTATTTCCAGAACCACCAATCGCTAGATTAATTAATTTCATATTTAATTTTTTGGCTAAATGAACAGGCCAAGGAGTGTAATTTATACTTTTTAAAAAATTGTGTTTTGATGATCGATCTTCTAAATTAGTATTGCGGCCATATGTATATGCAGAAAAACTACATCCATTGACAATTAAGTATTTCATTTCATAACTGCTCCAGCTGCTACAATATCTAAAATATCTTCTGGAAATCTTTTTTCAATAAACTCTGTACATTTTTTACAATATTCTTCAAATTCAAATAATTCATAATTCATCATTTTTTCAATATTTTCTGGTGTAATATCAAATTGTCTAGATCCATTAATTACTTTTTTACTACAATGTCTTAATTTTTTTATTTCAAAATCAATTACCGGAACCTTTGGAAATGCAGCGCACATTCTTCTATCAAACTCAGGCGCCTGATCTGTTTCAGTCCAATCAGGAGATCTTGAATTAAATTCTTTAAACTGTGTATTTTCATGATCTAATATACTTAAATCAAAATTTTCTCTGTATTTAAAATAATTTGGTGTCATAATTACTACGTTATAATTATTCAAATTATTTTTTTCAAAAAATTCAAAGTTGCCAAGTTTTTCAATTTTATCTTCGTGGAAATCTAAAACTAAATGTTCCATATAATATATAGTTGGATCTTCTAAAACTTCAGAATATCTTTTACGTACAAATGAATTAGAAAGAATTGATACAACAAATGTATCATACTCTTTTATCATATTAATGACTTCTGTTAAATTTTTAACTAGGCCTGGTTCACCGCCCAATATATTAAAAATTATTTTATGCCCTTTAAAACATTCAAGTGTATGTCGTAAAAAATCCATATCAACATGAAGATTTCTCATTTCCAAAGTCCATGCTGTACAATAATGACATGACTTATTACAAGATTTTGTTAAATAAAAATCAACTCCTTTATATCCATCTTCAAGTAATTCACGTCTAGTTTTCATGTTGATTTAACATATCCTTTTGTTTGCTCAGACTCTAAAAATATTTCTTTTTTATGTTGAGGCGAATTTCTTTTTCTACATACTAAATGGCATAATGGAAATCCTTTTCCTTTACTTAAATTATTACGAAATTCAATCCATTCTTCTGTTAAAAAGATTTCTTCTACAGAATCATAATCTTCTAATCTACTAGCTAACAATAGTTGCTGATATTCAAAATTCTGTCTATTTACTTGAGTATCAAGCCAACAACACGGAATAACTTCCATTCTGTTTGTTAAGGCAAAAGCTTCTTGTCGCCTATCAAAACATTTAGGATCTAATTCACTATTTTCATCTATATCTGGAATTTCTCTACCCATCGTGTAAACTCAAGCTATGTTCTTTAGATGGTCTATATGGATCATGTTCACCCAGCCATCTTGATGAATTAACTAACATAAATTGTACTCCCGCTTCTTTTGCCATACTATGTGCTTCTTCAATTGTATGTTCATTATAGTTAAATACAATATATTGCCAAACAGGCAATTGTTCTAAATGATTTTTTGCTTCTTTACAAATTTCAAAAAGTTTTTCACCATCTTGATTTATTCTATACTTATGAGAATCTTTTGGTAAACCATCTATTCCAAACCACCAACGAGCTCTAGGGTTTGCTTGAAATGCTTTAATATACCATTCCATTTTCTTATAACCAGTTGCGTGATGTACAGATGTAGATTTTGGTGTTTCAGTATTATAAAAAGAATGAATATGACTTAAAAAGTCTATAAATTTTGGATGATGAACTGGATCTGAAACTTGTCCGCAAAAGTTTATATGAGTAAAGTGATCAACTATTTTTTTAAATTCATCAAAAGGTAAATCTTTTCCAGGAACTTTAAGTCCTTTATGAACAAAGGCAGATTGTCTTTGACACCTTGGACATTCTAAAGGGCACCTATGAGTAATATCAACATTAATATGCCTTCTTTTAAGCATACGTAATCCATTGTTTATAATATCGTTTGAATTGTTGAACATATATTTTTCACTTCACTTTCTGTTAACCATGGATTTATTGGCAATGATAAAACTGTATTAGATGCTATTTCAGCATTTTTTCCTTTACTTTTTCTATATTTTATGTTATTGTATAAAGAATTTTTAGATAGAGGTTTATCGTAGTGAATTTGTAATCTAATATCAAATTCACGTAATGCTTGTATTACCCAATCTCTTGTTTCTTGATCTTCGAACCTTATAACATATTTGTGATAATTATGATCTAAATTTGGATCATAAGCCTTGTCCATAATAATTGGTAAACTATTTAATTCATTATTATATATTTTAGCAATTTCTTGTCTTTTATCTTGCCACGATCTCCAATGTGATAATCTAAAAGATATAATTTCAGTATTAAGTCTATATGGTTTAGAATTATACCCAACAAATTCGAAATCAGAAATTTTTCCATGACGGCGAAGACCTTTAACATATTCAGCTTTACTTTCTTCATCAGTCATAAAAATGCCGCCGCCATTAATTCCAGCAATAACTTTATTAGAATTAAAACTATAAGAGCTACAATTTCCTATAGTTCCAGCTTTTCTACCATTTAAACTAGATCCTAATGATTGAGCAGAATCTTCAATAAAAACAATATTCTTTTCTTTACAGAATTTTTCTATTTCTGCAGTATCAGTCATATTGCCAAATAGATGAGTATAGATTAAAGCTTTAACTTTAGGGCTATACATTTTTTGAATTTCTTTTAATGTTATATGATATGAATTCAAATCAATATCACAAAACACAGGAGTTGCGCCAACCATGGAAATGCAAGAAGATGAAGAAATCCACGAAAAATTACTTACTAAAACTTCATCACCTGGTCCAACATTGTGTGCTAATAACGAAAATTTTAATGCATCAGTAGCAGATGCAACTGCAACACAATATTTTCTACCATTAAAACTTGATATATCATTTTCTAATTTTTCTATACCAGTTTCGTAATTTTCATTCATATTGTCATTAAATATTTTCATATAATGACTAAAATTTATTACAAATTCTTTATGCCAATTGTCGTACATTATCGTATGCTTTCAAAATAGGATTAAGGTTTTGTTTTTGAAAATCTCTATTCCAATAAACGTATCCTCCATCGTGTAAAGTTTTATCTCTTTCATATATCATATTTATGTTGTAATATCTACATTCCTGTATAATTCTTGGAGCAGGATCAAATTGTTCTTTACAATAAACATATGTATTAAATGTTCCTAATAAATTTTTTACTGGAGCCCATAAATTATTTAAGCTTTTATCAACATAAAAATCATCATATGCTACTATTCCATAATTATCGTAATTATTAATAAGTTTTTGAGCAGTTATATAATAATCTTTATTTGTTCCAAGGAAAAGATTATCTACTAATATATTTTCAACTGGATCTTGATAAATTTCGAAATTAATTATTTTTTCAAATTGTTCTCCAACTCCTTTTAAATATACTTCGTGATCACATAAATCATATGTTGATTTAACGTTAAAATATTTTAATGCTTCAGTGTATCCATTTACATTTTGTTCTGAATACACTGATATTATTATATCAAATAATAAGTGCAATGTAAACCGTTGATTTTCATTATATTCATTTATATTTTCGTATGGAATAGAAAGCATATTTCTACCCAATATAAGAGTCACATCTCCTGCATTAGGAATATAATCATTAATATGAATATATTTAACGTAAATATATTTCTCTTTAAGAGAATTAATATAATCCTCTTCTTTAAAATTTCCTCTAGTAATAATAATTAAATTTGTTTCTATACCGGCTTCATTTAAAGCACAGCAATATTCATAACTATAATATAGTAATCCATCACATGGTTTACTAGTACATACAATATTTAAACAACCCACTTAATAATCTCATCAACATCAGGTTTTTCATGCGCTTCAAGAATTGGAGGAGCAGCTTTATATCCTAATTGCATACTAAATAATACGGGCTGTTTTTGTAAAAATTTAAATTCTTCGTCCCATCTTTTATCTTGTAATTGGTCTGGAAAGCATAATAAGTAAGAAACATTAATATCTTTTTCTATGCATAAACCAGTAAGTAGTTTACAAAACATTCCAATTTCTATAGCTGTTTCCATTTTTTGTTGAGGTCCAGCAAAATTATTTGGATCGCATGTTTTATATAATTCCGCGTTTTTTCTCATAGCCTTTGCAATAGATGCGGGTGGGTATACTAATCTTGGAGTAAACATTAACACATATGGGGCTTTTGCATTTGTATTATTAAATGAATTTGTATGTGTAGTCATATCATAAAAAGTTTCTTTAAGCTGTTTTTGTTTTGGACCTAAAACATAAACACTATATGGCATTAGCCTTTGTTTTGAAGCAACCAACTTATATGCTGTTTCAAGTAAAATTTGCACATCAGTTTCAGATGGATATATATCTTGTTGATATATTCTTATCTGTTGTCTTTTTGAATATACTTTTTCTATTGTCATTTAAACGCCCATTCTTTTTCTTTACACCAAAAACATTTTCCACATGGTTTTGAAAAATAATTTGTTTCTTCTTCTGAACCTACACACGAACTTGTTAAAGGATATAATGTATCCATAAGTTCATGTTCTTTATAAACATTCGCTACAAACTTCTTATCGATATTTATATAAGGTTGATATATTGTTTTAAACCATGGCATTTGATTTCTAGTATCTCTACGCCTTTCAGCTAATTCATAAAAATTATTTTTTCTTTGTTCTTCTATTGGAGGATTACAAGTCATTCCTGTAATCATTAAGGCATTATTCCATTTTTTTCTAAGTTCGTTTTCAAAATGCCTTTTCATTAATATTTTTGTGAGTCCAGATATAGAACTAGCTCTTTCAACTTTTTTTCCATCAATAATAACTTTTTCTTCTTCCCATTTTTCTTTAGCAAGATTTCTCCATTCTTTATCATTAATGTCAAATTCAAAAACTTCATGCTCTAATATTTTTTGCTTTGGAAATTTTTCTTTCATAAATTGAATAATATCTTTAGCACATAAGTAATCAAATGGGGCCGTTTTGTCCCAACCGGTATACGGAATAATTTCAATTTCCGGAAAATTATTACAGATTAAATAAAACAATGATGCCGAATCTAAACCTCCCGATAAAGCAAGTAATACTTGACTTGGAATTTTTTTATCAAATAAGTCTATTTCTTGGTTTCCATAAGATAATTTCATGCTAGCTCCGGATATATTTCAAATAAGTTTGTTTTATATAGTTCGTCAGTTTTACGAATGTATTGAATAGCTTTATTATATTCATCTTCGTTTCTATCTAATAATAAACTATTATAAACTATTTCGTTATTAATGTACATAGGCATCAATTTATTTTTTATTTTATCAGGTAAATTTTTTGGATGAAGTTCTTTTGGATCATCTACTACATATAATCTTTGGTCCAAATTGTTTTCATTACACCATTTTTCTAATTCTTTAAATCTTAAAATACTTAAAAGTGATACAGTTGAAAATACTTGCATATGTACATTTTCATATTCTTTTAACAAATTATAATTGTACATAATATCTTTCCAAAAAGATCTCCTTCTAATATAATCGTTATATTTTCCAAACCCATCTAAAGAAATATTGATTTGTAGAAACTCAAAATGTTTTATATAATCTAAAATGCTTTTATTTCCTGATCCTAATATTGTAAGATTAGAATTCATTTCTAATATTATATCTTCTCCACCCCAATCTGATTCTATTACTTTATCTAAATATTCAAATTGTTTTTTAAGAAGAAATGGCTCTCCTCCTTGTAATACAATTATTCTTGTGTATGGAATAATCTTTTCTATATTATCCAAAAATCTATTTTGATTTTCTCCTCCTTTAAAAGGTTGCGGTTTTTCAAATGATACTAATTCATAATAATTATTTTCTCTTGAAGTTTTTTCTCGTACAGATGAATTAAATGGATGACACATGTAACAATCTAAATTACAAGTAGTTCCAAATTGTCTAAATTGGAGTATTAAACCATTTTGTCGTAAAGATGGTTTACCATTTCTATAAAAATCATTGGTGATTTTAATAACTTCATCAATATCATTTATTTTGTTAGATAATTGTATTCTTTCAGAGTTGCCGTGGGTTTTTTCTTGTTCAATACATCTTTGACATTGATGCTCTAATATTTTTTTATCTTTATCATCACCCAAACCAAGCGCAGCTCTCCGACAACTTTGATATACATTTCCAAAATACCAATCAAGGGGATCCGTGTTTGATACTGTTTCTTTATTTGATCCTCCAACACAGCAAACGGTATATTCTCCAGTTGTGTTTGTGTAAATATGATCAAATAATCTTGGACACCACCATGTTTGTTTTCTTAGATAATCTAAACTGCGTTCATTTTTAAGATCATTATTCATTCATAATATTCTTTCAATTCTGGAAATACATCGAATAAATGCATTTCCCATTTGGTTCCAATATATGCTTTATCTTGTTTTAGCAAATAATTAAATGTATCTTGAATACTTATATCTGGTTCTGGGTCTTTAGATAGTGCTGCTTGAATATCTGGCCAATCTTTATATTTTGGTAATAAATTTTCTTTTATTTTATCTGGTAAATTATTAACACGTAAATGTTTTGGTCTTTCAATCATTGCCCAGTTTATTTGATGAATCTTATCATTTCCCTTACAATAATCAATAACTTCATAAAAACGAAGTACACTTAAAAAAGAAACTAAACCGTTAAAATCAACATCAATATTAGGATACTTATTACACATATCGATATTATTTTCTAACTCATTCCAATTAGTTCTTCTTCTCATATATTCTATAGATTTTCCGATTCCATCAACTGAACCTACCATAGCAATATTTTTAAAATGAGGGACATAATTAAAAAAATTATGTTTACCAGCAACCATTGTAGTAAAATTAGTTTGATATTTTATTCTAATATCTTTAGAATCTCCAGTCTCAACTAAAGCATCTAATAACTCATATTGTTTTTTCATAATTAATGGTTCACCACCAATAATTTTTATGCTTCTTATATAAGGTGCTAATTCTACAACCTGTTCAACTATTCCCTTTGTTCTATCTTTACTTACATTTTCGTATATAGCTTTTTTTCTATCGAGAGATCCCCAAATTTTTTCATCCCATACACCCTTTTTAGCCATATCCATGCGCATTGATGAATTAGCATGAATACACATATGGCAATCTAAATTACATTCTGATCCAAAAACTTTTAGTTGAATTTCAAATACTCTATCTTCAAAATCAAATATTCCACTTGCTTTAAACATATCTGCAGATTTTTCTATTCCATCCCAATGTTCCCAGTCATTAGTATGCATTTTCATACAGTTTGTTCTACGTGATCTTCCATATCTTTTTTCATCATCAACACACCTTTTACATATTTTATTTACTGCTTCAAAATTAGAGTTTGGATCAAGCATTTCTTCACGAATACTATTCATGTATTCGCTTTCTTCCATCCATTCTCTTAATGAAACATCTTCAACTTTTACACCAGAATCCGCACCAAAGCAACATGCTTTATAGTTGCCATTAATTTCTGAATATACTTGAGTAAAGGGAATAGAACAAAACCATATTTTTTTGTTCTTAGTCAGATTTAATATAGAATTTGGATCTTTTTCTTTATTTTTACCAGTTGGGGAAAGTTTGGCAAACCAAGCTGAAGTATCATATTCTCCGGGTTTTGTTTTATCGCCTGGACCACCACGCAATAAATTATTCTTCAAAACTTCTTTTTTCACATATATCTCCATAGTAATTACTTTTTTTATTTATATCATTTACAAAGCGATTTTTTTATAAATAAAGGTAAAGCGGCAGGGTAGTAATACCGACAAAGAAACAAACGAGGATTTCATGGCCCAATACGAAGAATTTACGATCGACCAAGGCACAGATGTGGCCATTGAAATTCATTTAGTTGATGAACAAGGTAATGCTAAAGATCTTACCAACCACACAGTTAAAGCCCAATTAAGAAAAAATTATTCATCAGCAACCGCAACTGATTTTAATTCTATTATTGCAACTCCACCTACTGATGGTATTGCAACCCTTTCATTAACAAATACAGAAACACAAGCTTTAGATAAAGGTAGATACGTTTATGACGTTGAACTTTCTTTCTTAGATAGTGATAATCAACCAGTAATTGAAAGAATCCTTGAAGGTAGAGTTCAAGTTACTCCTGGTGTAACAACGCTTGATCATAGTGGCGGAGGAGTTAACTAATGGCAACTTTTGTAAAAAAGGTATTAGTTGGAACACCAGTAAGAAGAGTTACAGCTGGTTCATTTGATATTAGTAACATCGGTGGTGTTAATATTTCAGGCGATGCTGGAACTGGTTATAACGTTGGTGAAGGTGTACATAATGATATTTTGGTTTATGACTCATCAGCATCTGAATATCGTAATCTTAATACGTTAAGACAATTAAAAATAGATCATTTTACAATTGATAGTAATAAAATTAGTGTTGATTTTAATGATCCAACTATTTTAGATGAAATGTACATCTCTGCTCCAGATGGTGTATTTATTGACGGAAGATTAGAAGTTGATCGTATTAATCAAAGACAACTTGCTGTTTTTGATGATAGTTCACTTACAACTAAATTTTATGTAGATCAAGAAATTGATAAGGTAAAAGAAGTTACCTTTACAATGGATGATGGATTTACTGACTCTGTTCAAATATATGATGGTGAAACTATCACTATGGCCGGTGGACGAGGACTATCTACTCGTGGTGTAAAAGTTGGCAATGTTCTTACTATTACAACTGACCTTGATTCTACAGGCGCAGATTCTGGAACATTTGGTTCTTCTATTCGTATTCCAATTCTTACAACCAATTCTCGTGGTCAAATTACAACAATTTCAGATGTAGCGGTTGCTTCACTTGATTCGATTAATTATGATTCTTCAAATGGGTCTGGTGTACTTAGTATTAATACATCAGATGGTGGACTATATCAAACAACCATTAATTTAAATCCATTTACAACAACTGATCTTGAAGAAGGTACAGAAATACCTCCTACTGCATCTTTCACATATTCAGTTACTGCATCTGGCAATTTTTTCTATAGTGTAACTGGCACTGATAGAAATGGATCTATAAGTGGCGGTGATCCAGCTCTTACAGTTAGAGTTGGTGATACACTAACATTTAATAACTCCGTTTGGGAAGATCATCCATTATTAATTAAAACAGTTGCTGGAACAGGAATTAATGATTTAGCTTCTGGAGTAACAGGTCAAGGTACGGCAACCGTAACTTGGACGCCTGATACAGCTGGAACATATTACTATCAATGCCGTGTCCATGAAGATATGGTTGGAGTCATTACAGTATTAGCCCGACAAGAAGCAGCGCAATACTATTCAAGAGCGAGATTTGATTCTGCATTAGGCGATGGCACTTCTATTGCAACAATTCGTGGTTATGTAAGTGGATCTGGTGACCTTCAATACGATTCTGCAACAGGTGTATTCTCAGTTGACGTTCAACAAGTTTATGGTAGAGATGATTTTGACTCTGACCTAGACGATGCTATGAATAGCAATTCGAATTTGCATTGGTATCCAGATAGCAACTTCTTTGATCTTACACCAATTAATGATTCAACAGCTGGCACATATGGTTCACCAACACAAATGCCAGTATTTACTGTTGATAGCTATGGTCGTATTGATAGCATCGGTGAAGTTTTAGTTGCTTCAGTAGATAGTACACGTTGGATCTCAAGTACAAATACTTATAGAATTAGTACTGGTGACGGTCAAGTATTTAATACTATTATCGATAGCTTTAATAGTAACGTTTTAATACAAGACGATATATCATTAAACTTTGGTGCAGGTAATGATCTTGTAATTAAACATAATACAACTGCTAACTTAGATGAAATTACTGCTACAATTCCATTAGTAATTAGTTCAAGTGACTCAATTTCTATTGATGCCACAAGCGGCAATATTCATATTGGCGGAGATCTTTTACCATCAGTTGATTCTACATATGATCTTGGTTCACCAACTAAAAAATGGAAAGATCTATATTTATCTGGTCAAACAATTAATCTTGGAACAGTAAAATTAGAAGATAGCCAGGGATCACTTTCTATTAAAACTGCAAGTGGTTTAGCTGGAGATTTAAGTCTTAAATATTTAAGAGCTGACTCTGCATATATTAGTCAGTTAAATGTTGATAGCATTAGTATTTCTCAGTTGAATCTATCTAATGCTGATATGGATAGCCTATACGTTGATAATTTTAATGCTGTTATCGGCGATATCGATAATGCTACATTAGGTCAAGTTACTATCGACAGCGCTTATATTACACAGCTAAACGTAAGTCAACTAGATGTTGATAGCATTAATATTGTTGATGGTAAAGCTTATTTTGATAGTGCTTATATTACACAGTTAAATGTAGCAACAGCAGACATTGATACTTTTACATCAGCTAATGCTATTTTAGATAGTGCTTATATTGGTCAGCTTAATGTAAGTCAAGCAGATGCGGATAGTTTACATGTTGATCAATTAAATGTTGGCACAGCAGATATTGATAATGCTATATTGGGTCAAGTTACTATTGATTCAGCACATGCTACGCAATTAGACGTTTCGAATGCTCATATTGATGCTGCTACCGTTGATTCTGCAAGAATTGAAAACTTAAGCGTAGACATTTTAAATGCCGATTCAGTATCGGCAGACTTTATAAGATTTGATCGAGTTCTTTGGGATGATAATACTAAACCTACAACTGATGAAGGTACAGTATACTATAATTCTGGACCTGATGCTCTTGTTTATAAACCTGCCACTGCTTCTCCAATTAAAATTGGTCAAGACGCAGTAACACGAGTTTATAACAACACTGGCGCTATGATTCCTCGTGGTTCTCCAGTTTATGTTACTGGTGCGACTAACGACTTCCCAACAATTGCGAAAGCACAAGCAAACGATATCACTACTATTGATGCTACTATTGGTGTTCTAAAAGACAGTATTAATACAAATTCTTTTGGTCTCGTACTAAATAGAGGTTTACTTGGAAGATTAGACACTTCGTCATATAGTGTTGGTGATTTACTATTTGTATCTGCAGATAGCGCTGGTAAGTTTACTACAACTGCTCCAACATATCCAAACTTTGCATATGAAGTTGGTAGAGTTCTAGTTGTAGACTCAGCGGGTGGAGCTAATGTTGGTGGTTGTGTACAAATTGCACAACAAAAAGAATTTTTCGAACAATTAAGAGTTACTGGTTCTGGCCGGATAGATCAAAACTTTACAATTGGTGGTAACCTTACTGTTATTGGTTCACAAATCCAAACTACAACTCAAAGTTTGGCGGTTGACGATACAGTTATTGAAGTAGGTGCGGGTGATACTATTGGCGCAGCTGGAACAAGTTTCGGTGGTACTGGACAGAATGATGGTGTATTCATTGGTCATTATACCGGTGATAGTGTTATTAATTATCATGTAAGAATTGATTCTGCGGGTGGATCAGGAGATACAATTGAATGGTCTTACGATAGCCAATATGGAGTATTACAAACATTCGATTCTGCAGGTGGTACTGGACCTACTAAATTTGTATTATCAGCAGGTTCTTTAGTAGCTGCATTAAGTGATGGTATAAGTATTAAGTTTACTGCTGCTACGGGTCATGATTTAAACGATAGTTGGGCTGGAGAAGCTTCACCAATTAATGTTCAAATTGGTCTTGTTGGTAATTATAATCCAGATGATGATTCACATGCATATTCAGGTTTAATTAGAGATCCAGCAGATAATAGATGGAAATTCTTCCAACAATATTTACCAGATCCACAAGCAAATGTTAATTTTGCCGATCCTTCATTAGAATTTGCTCCAGTTCAAGTTGGAACATTATATGCAAGTACAGTAGATGCTAATTTAACTGGTAATGTTACTGGTACAGTATCTGATATTTCTAATCATACAACTACACAACTTGCTGAAGGTACAAATCTATACTTTACTGATGCAAGAGTAAAAGCTGCAATTGCTGATTCAGCTGTAGCTGTAAGATTTGATGCTGATTCTGGCCAAATTAAACAATTTATTTCAGACTCTGCCTATATTGGTCAACTCAATGTAAGTCAATTAGATGTCGATAGCTTATACGCAGATCAAATCAATATTAGTCAAGCCGATGTTGATTCACTTTATGTCGATCAATTAAACGTAAGTCAAGCCGATGTTGATTCACTTTATGTCGATCAATTAAATGTAAGTCAATTAGACGTTGATAGCATTAATATTGTTGATGGTAAAGCTTATTTTGATAGTGCTTATATTGGCCAATTAAACGTAACAATTGCTGATATAGACACATTAACTTCGGCCGATGCTATATTAGATAGTGCTTATATTGGCCAACTTAATGTTGCAACTGGAGATATCGACACCCTTACATCAGCTAATGCTTCACTTGATTCTGCTTATGTTGGACAATTAAATGTCATAACTGGTGATATTGATAATGCTACATTAGGCCAAGTAACGATTGATTCTGCTTATATCACTCAAATAAACGTTTCACAAGGTGATATTGATAGTTTACATGCTTCTCAATTAAATGTTGATAGTGCTTATATTACACAATTAAATGTAAGTCAAGCGCATATCGATAGTTTATATGCAGATAATATTAACTTAGCATTAGTTGATATTGATACCTTTACTGCTGATTCAGCTATTATTACCAACATATCAGGTACTAGTGCAAACTTTACTACAATTGAAAGATCAGGTGCAACAGATTATAATGGAGTCTGGGGTTCAGCTTCATTAGTACCAATAATTACACTTAATTCATCCGGTTTTGTTGATAGTATTGGAACAACTTCTGTTGCTGGTGTAACAGCATTTGCATGGGATTCAGCAACTTCAACAGCTACAATTAGTACAGCAGATGGTGGATCGTTTACGTCGGTTATTAATGGTTTTGGTAGTATTACAAGTGATCTTATACCATCACTTGATTCAACATATGATCTAGGTTCTGTAAGTAATAAATGGAAAGACTTATATCTTTCTGGATCTACTATTACCCTTGGCAATGTAAAATTACAAGATAGCGCCGGTGGCTTAAAAGTTATGCACACATCAGGTGCTATGACACAAGTTAAAGCTGGTCATCTTAAAGCAGATTCAGCCGCAGTTGATCTATTAGGTGTATTAAACGATTCAAATGGTCATTATCGTATATCACATAATACGGTAATGCGTTCATATGAAAATAGAGATTCAAATAACCTAATATCTGGAATTACTCAAGATTCAAATAATCAAGGGCTTGTAAATATTTACGTAAGAACTGGATTTAAAACTGGAGCACATAGATATTGGAAGCAAGGATCTTCTAAAGGCTACTTTATAGCCTATGATTCAGACGATTTGTACACAGCGAAAGAAATCCAAGCACCACATTTAGATTTATTACCAGGCGTTACATATCGATTCCACCATAATGACTCATCTATGTCAACGCACGATATTAGATTTTATTGGGATGATGCAAAATCTGGATTAGTTTCAGATAGTGCAGCAGATATAATTTATGCTGGAGTTGCTGGTAATATAGATGTTGGTAATTCATATGCACAAATTAAAGTAAAACAAGATGGTCCTAGATCATTAGCATATCAATGTATTAATCATCCATATATGGGTAATAGTTTAAATACAAATACAACAGGTGGATCAAGAATTCTTGGAACATCAACAGGTATTAAAGTTGATGGTGATATTGATGGAATTATTGATGGTGGAACATATTAGGAGTATAAATAGAGTAAAGCAAGATTTTTATCTGTAATGCTTTCCTTATTAGGATATAGAAATGGCTACTATTAGACTTAAAAAATCTTCCGTTACTGGGAAGGAACCAACCGCATCAGATCTTGAGTATGGTGAATTAGCATTAAACTATGCTGATGGAGTTTTGTATTATAAAAATACAAGTAATGTTGTTGCTAATATTTCTGGCGGTGGTGCCACTGCAGATAGTGATGCTCCAGCTGGAGCAAATTTAAGATCAGGTGATCTTTGGTGGGATGCTATTAATGGCCGTTTAAAAATTTATTATGATGATGGCGATCCAGCTGCAGCAAGTCCACTTACTGTAACTCTTACAGTTAATTCTACATATACTACAAATTTAAATTATTCATTTGATACAGGTTGGACTGATCGCAATGGTCTGAAGTCATACACAAATGGCGCAACAGAATCTTTAGATCCTGCAATTAATATTCAGCAAGGTGATACTATTACCATTAATAATGGTGAATCAGTAAATCATCCACTTTTCTTTGTAACTCAATTAGATCCAATTTCAAACAATTATAATTCAAGTTATAATGTTGAACTTCCTGCAAGTAATTATGGTGGAGGTTCAGGTTCTGTTTCTTATCAATTCAATTCTCCAGGAACATATTACTATATCTGTGGTGTTCATGCTGATATGTTTGGAGTTATTACTGTTGTTTCAAGTGCTACAGCTTCAAAACAATGGGTTGATGCATCTCCTCAAGGTAGAGGTTATACTGGTTCAGCCGGTGCAATTAACTATTCAGAAACTGCTCCATCTTCTCCAGCGGGTGGTCAAATTTGGTATGATACTAAAACTGGTAAATCATATATGTACTATATCGTTTCAGGTTATGGTCATTGGGTTTTATTTAGTGATCCAACAATTGCTGATGGTAATGAAGGGTTTACAGGATCACAAGGTTATACAGGATCACGTGGTACAATTTCTCCAAGAAGTTTAATATTCCTAGCACCGCAACCAAACGATGAACAAACATTATTATTTACAAATAGCGCTTTAGTAGTATCTGAAATAAGAGGAGTGATCAGGGCAGGAACAGACGTTGATATAGACGTAAAATATGCAACTTCGCGAAATCAAACAGGCACAACTATTGCGAGCGGTACAATAGCAAATAATAGTACTGGTGCTACTCTTACAGTTTCTAATGCTAATATTCCAGCAAATAGTTATGTTTGGTGTGAAATAACAACAGTAACCGGAATTGTAGATGAATTCCATCTTAACGTATTATTTAGTGAGTAACATATGTCAACATTAATATTTCCAAACACTCCAGCACATTTAGATACTTACGTTGATCCTAATCAAGCTACGTGGCAATATGATAGCGATGGACCGTATTGGAATGTAATTACATCGACTGTTCGTAAAGCTTTTAGTGGTGTAAAATTAGAAAATACCTCTGCATTTAATTTAACAAGTGGTCTTGAAATTATCGAATTTGATACTTTTCAATTTAATGTTGATAACTATTATCAAGGTACTCCCGGAAGAGTAGTTGTTCCAACAACTGGTTTTTATAGAATTCAAGTCAGTTTATTTACAGGTACAGAAGGATCAGGATCTTCTTATACAATTAACATTAAAAAGAACGGAACAAATCTAGAAACAACTTCTTTAGGACCTAATCAAAATACACAATATGACCAAACATTATCACTTAATGCTGGTGATTATATAGAAATTTTTGGACAAGAATCGACTGGTACTGGAACTTTACTTGCAGAATCAAATTTTGTAGTTTATAGAGTTGGATTTGCGCCCGGAACTGGAATTAGTAATCATGTAGCATTTAGTGGAGTAAGAGCAATCTTAAACGCTTCTGCAAATACCACAAGCGTATCAACTGCTACAATTTGGAATGATATTGATTTTAATGCTAATGCGAATGTTCTTGGTGATTTATATTGGTATAATACCCAACCAGAAAGACTTGCTATTAGAGCAAATGGTTTTTATAAAGCAAGAGCTTTTATTGAAACAAGTTCAGCTGGTTCTCAAGATTCTTATACTATTACATTACGAAGAACTCGTGGTGTAACAACGACAGATTTAACATCAATAACTATGAGCGCTAATGATTTTATTGAATTAGATGAAATTTTTCAATTCAATGAAGATGATTATGTAGAATTAATGATTTCAAATAGTGATAACACAGGCGCAATACTTTCAACATCATATTTAGAACTCGTCAGAGAAGGAGTATAAAATGGCATTTGTCAAATCAACCTCGACACTTTCTGCTGATGCCGTTACAGTACCAAATATTTCTGGTGGTGATAATGGTAAAGTAGTTAGGATTTCAGGAGCTAATACCGCAGTTAACGCTGCAAATACTGATACATCAACTCAATTACAAACCGTATTGATTAAAATTGGTGGTGAGTATTATGCAGCTGGTGTGGTATCAGGGTTTAGTGGTTTAACACCTGGGTCTCCTTATTATTTAGGAACAACTGGAGATTTAGTGGCTTCTCCACCAACTCCTACAACTTCTACAAGGGCATTGTTTATTGGCTTTGCTATAAATACTACAGATATTGTTTTACGACCAGGAACACCAATTTCAGGAACTTAATTTATGGCAATTGCTAATTTAACAAGAGAAGTAACATTAGGTGATTCAGATTTTCTGGGTGTGCCAGCTATGCATCATATTTCTGATGCTGGTTATTGGTATTATTATCATCCAGCAGATTATGATTCAAATAATGTTCTTGCTGGCAATTCAATTGTAAGTTATGAATGGGATGCAATATTGCCAGTTGTTGCTGCTGATAGACTTTCAGGAACAACTAATAATGTTGAATTAGATGGAACAATTGCATTTATTGATGATTCTACGAATGGCGTATACGATGCTAATACACAAGTTCGTTATCACGGTGGATGTATACAAGACATTGGTCCAGGCTTAAACGATATTACAAACCAAACTGAAAATGATGCTTATATGTTTGCTCATATTGGCACCTTTGGTGATGATGGAACTACTGCGGCTGGTACATTACAAGATGATGCTTTTTATTGGGATAGACTTTATCAAGCAAGCGCGGGAGGTGATTGGGCATTCTATCAATATCACAAACACCTTCCTTCAAACTATTCAAAATATGATGATGGACGAATCGTATTCGGTTCAGATGGTTATATTCGACCATCAGACAAACAATTTGGATACTTAATTAATATCCTTGCAAAACAAGGTTCAAGCTCATATTCAGTTCCTCTTGCTCGTATTCATACTCCTTCAGTTGGTGGTGCTCATAACTCTCACAATGATGTAACTTTACCGAATACTGCTGGAATTAACTATTTGCCTGGTGGTATTTTAAAAGGTGGTTCCAATAGATTCCATGCTTTTTATATGAGCAAAACTACCAATGGCTGGAATTTATTTTCACGTACTTATACATCATCATCTGGTTCATTTACGCCTGAAGTAAACTATGGCGATCAAACTGAAATAGCTGATGCAGTATTTAATCCTTATCCAGGGGGTAATCAGGATGCTGAAGGTACACAAAGTTCATACGCGTTTAGAGCTTCAGCGGGACATGTGTTCGGCTCAAAAATATATGTTCCAGTTGTAACTGAAGCTGCAGCAAGACCTAATTTAACAGCAGAAGTAACAGATATTGTTGGTGGTGGTGTTATTTATGCGGTAACAGTAGGCAGAGATAGAGAAGGTTCTCATGCAGAAAGAAATCAACCGACGATTTATATGAAAGTTGGGGATACTCTTACGTTTGAAAACTCTCAATATCTTGCTCACCCAATGTATATACGTAATACCACTAATATTTCACCTACTCCTACTTCTCATAACGTAGCAGGTGCGTCTGGTGGAGGTTCAAGTGGATCCACACTTACATTTACTCCTCAAACTGCAGAAACAGTATATTATATTTGTTCACTTCATGCTAATATGTATGGTGAAATTGTTATTACCGAAAGAGATGGTACATTCGATCAACAAATTTGGTCATTTACTGATGCTAATACTATTTCACCTGGTACACTTAATAAAATTGATTTACCATTCCAATTTCAAGGACAACCATATAAACCAGATTGTTATATTTCAAGTGTAGGTACAAATCTTTATATTGCGGCATCAAGTGGATTACAAGGTGGGGCACAATTATTTAGTTGTAATTTATCAACCCTTGATTCTGAAGGTCAATTAGCGTTTGAAGGTAATATTGTTACTAATGATTCAGACGATTATTTGCGTATGCATGGATTTAAATATAATGCTTCTACTACAAAATTTTTCACTTTATTATCTGGTGTTAATGGCGCTGTAGGTAATTATGATGGAAAAGGTTTATATAGTTTTGACTTAGCAGGTGGTGCATTTGATGGTTATTCTCATATGTCATATGATACAACAAGTGGGACATATACTACAAGGCAAGCATTGCAGGCTGGGCATTTAATATATAATCATGCAACAGCACAAATTGAATATAGTACAGGCACTGAACCAGAAGGTATTGCTACTGGCACTTCAATTCTACAATTTGCAACCGCGTCTCCTTCATTTTACAATAAAAAAGAAATTAATACTGGTAAATCAGAAGAATATTATTTCCAAGGGATTTATCTTGAAGATGGCCGTAAAGCTCTTGTTGGTAGACTTGAAGCACATCCTGAAACTACAGGTGCAGAAAATACTGGTGATTTATTACTTACTATTGTTGACAATGAAAATAATTCAGTAAGTTATACTTGGGGTGGAACTGGTGATAATTTCTTTACTGGTATTATTGAAGATAAAGAAAATGGAAAATTAGTTTTATCTGGTTATTCAAAAGGAGAACTTGCTCCTAAAGGTGATCAATGGGTACATGGTTGGGGTAGAAATATTCATCAATCAAATGACTCAGCAAGTATGAAATTATTTGATATTGCAAGAGAAGATTCAGCTAATGGTGTTTTTTATGCGGTAGGACACGATTATATTAATAATATTCCACTCGTTGAAGCCTGGGATAAAAATTATGATCATTATAAAGATTTGAAAATGGATTTTGGTCCAGATTCTTCTCAATTAGATAATATTGATATATTAAGTAATGAAAAAGGTATTGTTTCTGGATATACACTTAATGCAGCAAATAAAAGAACAGGATTAATTAGTAAAATTGATCTTAAAACAAATACAGTGGATTGGGTAAAAGGTTTATATCAAGGTACAAATGTTCATAAAATAACAGATCATTGTACAGTTGATAGAAATGGAACAGAATATACTGTAGGGTTTATTGAAAATAATAGTTATACAGATGATTCTGATTTTACGTTTAATCATGGTTTATTATTTTTAATGGATGGAAATGGTAACGTTACTGTTTCAAAATCCACTGAAGCATTGCCTGGTGCGCCTCATACACCTAATTTACATATCGAAAGAATTCAGCCAGGTAAAGTTGGCACTGGTGATTTTTTCTTCTGTGGTTCTGAAACCCGTGGAACAAGTAGAGCTCCAATGTGGGGTTATGGCAATGTGTTTACTTCTGATTTGATTCATTTTAATACACGAAGATTAGACACAACTGGCGCTAGCATTTCTGGTAGTACTACTGCAAATTGGCAACAGAAAGAATCAGTATTTAATGATATTGGGGTATTGAAATACTATGATGATAGTAACAAGTATGATATTGTTGTCGTAGGTCAAACTGAAGATCTTACTTTGACTGACGGTGATTCGAATGGTAAAGGCGGATATGGTCTACCATTAATTGAAAAACACACCATTTATGTAGATTCTGCGCAATCTGGAATTACTACGCATAATACTACGTTACGTTGGGCAAAAACATATCAATCAAAGTATGGTAAATTAAATTCATTCCATTCTTTAGTTATTGAAGACTCTGATAAAAGAGATTGGTGGTGGAATGAAGAGAATTTCTTTCATAACGGACAAGTAAGATTTATTGTTGCTGCTAGCGGTCATGACTTAGATAGCAATGCTTCACATCCAGATTATACTAATGATATTCTAATGAGAAGAGATACACTCTTTGCTATGATTAATGATAGTGATGGTAGCCTTATCTGGGGAAATACTCTTGGTCATATGGGTAATGACGATATTAATAAATCAATGGTGTGGGATGCTCATAATAGAAATTTTGTAACAGTTGGTTCATCTACATCTCACTCTGTCGGTGAAGATGGTATTCTATTTAGATTATGGAAAGATGGATTTGGGACTGGTGTTTATCACACTGATCAATCAACATCAAATGCGTATTATTATGATTCATCATACATTTATCCAACAGATTTTATTTTTGCTGGAGAATATGATAGTAATACATTCCCAAATACTTCATTATCAACAGTACAAGTTTCGGTTGGATTATCGGCTTCACTATCAAATAATAGTGCTAATACTGTTCATACTGAATATAATGGTTCATATGGTGCCAATGGCTTGTTTACTGGATTCTTAGGAATTGTTGATCAGAAAGATTTACAAGATTTTAAAAACACTGATCAATATATTCGTGAATCACAAGAAGGAAAAATTGTACATAGAGTTTCAGATGATTTCTTCAAAATCCATCAAGTGTCTACTGTTGGTGATGCTACTGCTGATGATGGAAATGTTTTTGCTTATGATGTGATTAAATCAAGAGATCTAGAATATTATTATTTAGGTGGTCAAGTTTCTGGTAATATTGCAAGAACCAATGATGGTTTATCGGGTGTTTATGACTATACATTATTTCAATGGGATATTGCATCTGAGCAATTTAGGTTCTGGCAAAATGGCACAGCGCAAGATGAAGAAATCTATGCGATTACAGAATTAACTGGTACTGCATTATTGGTAACTGATCCTCCTGCTGCTGGCCAAGGTAGAACAACAGGTCAAGTAGTATGGACTCCAACTACAGCAGGAACATATTATTATCAATGTGGTATTCACAACATTATGGGTGGACAGTTGATTGTAACAGATGTTCAAGCCGGGACAAATACTTATGATATTGATGTATCAAATAATGGTGCAATTGCTTATAGAATGACTGGTTCAGATAGAAATGGTACAATTAACTCATCTACTGATAATCCAACTATTACTATCGATACAGGTGATACCGTAAGATTTAATGTTGATGCATCTGGTCATCCATTCTATATTCAGACTGCAGCTGGTACTGGTGGTTCTAAAAATGGTCATATCGCATTTTGCGGTAGAACAACCGGACAATTAGGTACTGATATTGGTTCACCTGACTCTGATACCCCATTATTTGGTGGCTATGATTTATTCCTTGGTATTTTTGATCCAAATGCTTGGGTTGCTGAATATTATAACCAAGGATCTGGTTTTAATGATAAAGCAATGAATGTTCATGATTTACATCCAAAAATTCCTAACACATTGGCATTGTCATATACATCATTTGGTTCTGTAAATGGTTCACCAACGTTTGGATCTGAAGATATTGGCGTAATTACATTTAATTACGATACTGATAGTTGGAGTCAAGGGTTTCAAATTGGTTCAGAAACATCTGAAGAAATAGATCAAAACGGAAAACCAAGTACATTACTTCCAGACGGAAGATTAGCTATAGTTTGTAATACGGCTGGTACTTTTGCAGATGATACCATTACGTATGGTTCTAAAGATATGGGTCTTGCAATATTTAATTTTGATAGCGATGGTTTAGGAGGTTATTTAGGTTGGTCTAAATATCAAATTGGATCAGGATCTGCTGATTTTTCATATAGTATTGATAATAATGGTTCTACATTTTTAATTACTGGATATTCAGAAGCTACTTGGGATAAATCGGTATCAGGAGTATTTGTTGAATTTGATCCAGAAAGAAATTTACTAGGGAAGAGTGCATAAATGGCTATACTTAATTTTCCAATAAATCCAAGTCATAATGATACTTATTCTGCAAATGGAATAGATTATTCTTATGATAGCACTTCTACTTCTTGGACAGTTCAGCCAAATTTAGGTTATACTGGATCACAGGGTTTTACGGGATCTAAAGGAGCTGGATTTACAGGATCTAGAGGTTTAATAGGTTACTCTGGATCGCGGGGTTTTGACGGTTCACGAGGTTATACTGGTTCGGTTGGATATACAGGTTCCTCAAACGTACAAGGTATACGTTATGTTTATGATACAGGAACAACCGTTAATACTGCTTTAAGTGGCGAATTTAGATTTGATAATGCAACCATTGGATCTGCAACACAGATTGGAATTAATGCTTTTGATGCAGACGGTAATGATCTTACAAGTTATTTTTCTACACTTGACAACTATGGATCCAGCTTAATAAGAGGTACATTATTATTTAAACCTGCCGATTTAACATCTGGCGAATTTATGGCCTTTGAAGTTACTTCAACATTTACAAATAATTCTGGTGTTCTTGTTGCAAGTGTTAGTTCAGCTGGTGGTGGATTAACATTATCTGATGCTGATGAACTTATAATTACGTTTATTCCTGCTGTTCAAGGTGAAATTGGTTATACGGGATCAAGAGGTGATCCAGGATTTACAGGATCAGTTGGTTTTGTTGGATCGCAAGGTGTTAAAGGTGACCCAGGTTTTGTTGGATCGCAAGGTGATTTTGGTTATACCGGTTCAAGAGGTAATTCAGGTGTTAACGGAACTGGCGGTGGATTCTTTGTAATTGAAGCTGAAAGAAGTTCAGGAGCAACTAATGGCGCCTATTTTGCTTTTGGTAATGGCGCGAGCCCAACTCAAGGCGTAAGAGTTCCAATTGATTGTAACTTAGAATATTTAACAATTTCAACTGAAAGTCTTAACACCTGTACTGTAACACTATACATTAATGGCACAGCATCTACTGCAACAGTATCATTAGCAGGTCAAGGGAGTAATACAGCACTAATTAATCCTGGGTTATCTATTTCATCCGGTGATAGAATAGCATTTAACGTGACTTCGGGAAGTACTAATAGTACCACAGTTGTATCAGCATGGTTTGCTCATGATGGTGTAAAGGGTTATACAGGATCAGTTGGTTTCGTTGGATCTCAAGGTGTTAAAGGTGATCCAGGATTTACAGGTTCACAGGGTTATACAGGTTCTCGAGGTGTTATTGGTTATACAGGATCTCAAGGTGTTATTGGATACACTGGTTCGCAAGGTCCTATTGGGTACACTGGATCTCGCGGTTACACAGGATCAAGAGGATTTACAGGATCTAGAGGTGCCGATGGTACATCTATAGCAATTCAAGGTACAGTTGCAACAACAGGTAACCTACCATCATCTGGTAATACTGCCGGTGATGCTTATATTGTACAAGCAGATGATCACCTTTATGTTTGGGATGGAGCGACTTGGACAGATGCTGGCCAGTTTGTTGGTTATACTGGATCTCAAGGTGTGATTGGTTATACTGGATCAAGATCTACAGTAATTGGTTATACGGGATCAAGAGGTTACACTGGTTCTCGTGGTCCTATTGGTTACACTGGTTCGCAGGGTGTTATTGGTTATACAGGTTCTCAAGGTGTAATTGGATACACTGGATCTCGCGGTGTTACTGGTTACACAGGTTCACAGGGTTATACAGGTTCGCAAGGACCGATCGGATATACTGGTTCGCAAGGTCCTATTGGTTACACTGGTTCACAGGGTCCTATTGGGTACACTGGATCTCGCGGAGCTACTGGTTACACAGGATCTTTTGGTTTACAAGGTTATACTGGATCTCGAGGAGCACTGGGTTATACTGGATCTCGCGGAGCACTGGGTTATACTGGATCTCGAGGAGCACTGGGTTATACTGGATCGCGTGGAGCAACTGGATTTACAGGATCTGGAGGTAGCACTGGATACACCGGATCACAAGGTGCATCCGGTGGTGGTACTGGTCTTGCAATTGCAATGGCAATGATATTTGGGTGATTTATGGGAGAATGTAATTTAGTAAATGTAGCTACTGTAGTAGGTAAAAGTAGATCATTCAACCTGGGCTCAGGCGGAAGTGCCTCTTTATTGCATAATGTATCTACTGGAAATGAAACATGGCTTGTAAAAAGCTTAATTTTAGGAAATGTTTCATCAAATGGCACAGATATTAAAGCACGTGTGTCTGTAAATATAACAGGAACTGATCATTATATTCTCTATGATACATGGGTTCCTTATGGAACATCATTAGTTGTTTTAGATGAATTATTGCCTATATATTTACAATATCAAGATTATATAACTGTAACGGGTCAGGAAGGAGCTGGTCTTAATGCGTATTATAAATACGAAACACTTAGGGAGTAAAAAATGGCAGCACCAAATATAGTAAACGTTGCTCAAATTTATGGTAATACTGTGAGTGGTGCAGTTGGTACTTCACTTTCAGCGGTATTAACAAACGCATCAGGTTCCAACTATGTTTATAAAGTAAACTGTATTATGATTTCAAATGTTGATGGAGCAAATGATACAACTGTACGAGTAGCGTTTAATAATAACGGTACAAATCACTATTTAGCATATGATGTGGATTGTATTGCTAAAACAACATTAATTGTTTTATCTAAAGATACTGCTGTGTATCTTGAAGAAAACGATAGTATTCGAGTTTCAGCAACTACAGCATCAGATGCACAATATGTGATTTCATATGAAAGAATTATTGACTAGGAATTAGTTAAATGGGTAGAAAACACCAAAATGGTGGAGTTGTTGGCCAAAAGCGCATTTATTATGATGGCATGAACACTGGTGTTCATGACATGCAAACTGTTTATGATTCTTTTAGTGGTAGTCCTACTAATAGAGAAGGTTATAATAGAGGCTTAGGTACGATTGATATAGATTACCGCATTTCTGTTGGAAATGTATTTGATATGACTCTTATCCCAAACTCTAGTGATAGTTATACATTGTCACAATTAGGAACTGGAACAACTGGTTCTTGGACAGCTACCGATAGATATTATCAAAGCGATTGGCTTCGAATATTAGTTAATGGTCAAGGAAGAGGTTGTTTAGGTACAGGTGCTAATGGTTTATCAAGTACAAATTTTCAGTTAATGGCAAATACCACTGGTAATGGTACTTTTTCATATACTACTTATGCTGATGCGTTTCAGCCAGGTACACCACATGAAACCGGATTTTTTTGGGCAAGAACAGCAGCAACTGGAGGTACATTATATAGTATAGGAGGATCTAATAACACAACTGCAATTGGTGGTACTGCTTCAAATGGAACCGTTTATAGTTGGAGAAGATCATCTTCTGATCCAGATGTAAATGATACACGAGTAATTTTATTGGGTAATACTACGGCTGGTCATGTTGTCTTTCAATATAAAATATATAATGGTGCTTCCGGTACACAAACAAGTGGAAAGGTTGTAAGAATGCTTCATCAATATACTAACACAACCGGCGCAACTAAATATGTTTCATTTCAAAGAGGTGGTGATGTTGACTTTAACGCTTATACCACAAGTAATACAAGAGTCGATGGCACCAAAACATATTCTTCTGGAACAAGCAATGGCCAAACTTTAGCAGTGTATTTACCGCCTACTCCTAATACAATTGCTATTAATCCTACTCCTACGGCTAGAAATACATTAATTTCTAATTCTTTTACAGCATATAATCCTGAAGGCATAGCAATAAATTCTGGTGGTCGTGCTAATGGTAGTGCGGATACATCAATTTATATGGCGGCTGATTGGGATGCAGTATCTGCAGGTTCTACAGTGTACGCGTGTGCATATTATGTATATGGAACAAGCGTAACAGATATGAATAATCAAATTCTATGAGGTAATAGATGTCACACGGTAAATCTAAATGGGGAAATTATATTGGTGCTCCTAAAGTGATAGATAGTGCCTTATCCAATGTAGGGGTGTCGGCATTTGGAGACCTACCAAGACAAAATAAAGCTGATGGGGGCATTGCTGGTGTGCATAAATTACATTACATACATGAGTACGGCGAAGCAGATGATGCGGAGGGAGGATATTCAACTACTCTATCTGGTCAAGTTGTATACACTTTACAAAATTCTACAGCAAACACTGCTTTTACTTGGACTGTTCCAACTGGTGTAACATCAGTGTCTGCCGTGTGTATAGGAGGCGGTGGCGGTGGCGGAGGAAATAATGGTAGTTCTGGACCTGGTGCCTCAGCTGGTGGTGGCGCACAATTATCTTATTCTAGCGCGTTTACTGTTACTGCAGGAGAAAATTTAACCTTAACTATTGGAGGCGGAGGTCAAGGAGGGACTCGATCAGCAAACCCTAATGCCGGTAGTGCGACTAACATTAAACGAGGTGCTACCGTTTTATTACAAGCTAATGGAGGAGGCGCCGGATTGACCAATGTTACTTCGGGCTCTGGAGGAACAGGTGGAAATGGAGGTACTGGAACAGAATATACTGGTGGAGGAAATGGTGGCAGTGGCGGAAGTGCAAGAAATAATGGTGGAGGCGCTGGAGGCGGAGGAGCTGGAGGTTACAGCGGAAATGGTGGTAATGAATTGGGGACTGGTGTAGGTGGTGGAGGAGCCGGTGGACAAGCAAATAATGGAACTGCATCACGAAATGCTCAACAAAGTGGAGGTGGTACAGGATTATACGGCGAAGGAACTAGTGGGAGCGGAAGTTCAGAACTAACAAAAAATGGTTCTGTGCTAGGTCCTAGTAGTGGAGTTGGTTCACAAACTATAGCAACTGCTTCTGGTTATTCAACATTTGGAGTGGCTGGTACATTTGGTGGAGGAGGTGGAGCTATAGAAGACGATACTGCTTCATATGGTCATTCAGGCGGAAGTGGTGGAATTAGAATCATTTGGGGCGGAGGTAGATCATACCCTTCAACAAATACAGCAGATGCATAGGAATAACAAATGGCAGAAATAATTTGTACAAAGTGTAATCATCCTTGTCATTGCAAAGATGACGAAAATGAAGTTTGGTGTACTGATGGTGTTTTACAAGAAGATGGACACCATGAAGTTTGTAATTGTAAAGACTGTACACACGAAGATTAATATATAACTATATGATGAAAATTGCTATTATTGACCTTTTAGGTCTGACTTATGATGGAACTACATTAGAAAAACGTGGGTTAGGCGGATCTGAATCAGCTGTAATTCTTATGTCAAAAGAATTGGCGGCTTTAGGATTTAGTGTGACCGTTTACAACAATTGTATTGATTCTGAAGCGCAGCCAGGAATTTATAATGATGTAAAATTTATTGATCATAGCCAGTTTACAAAACCCACTCAACCTCTTCCATTTGATGTAGAATATGATATAATAATATCATCTAGATCAGTTTATCCTTTCTTTTCAAATAACAAATATGGAGAGCTTTGCAGTAAAGCAAAATATAAAGTCGTGTGGATGCACGATACATTTTGTGAAGGTGATGAACATATAGAATCTATGCTCAATCAAGGAATAATTGATGAGCTATTTACTTTATCAGATTTTCATACAAATTATATTTTAAACTGCGAGCATGGTGTTAAAAGAAATTTTGAAGTTTTAAAAAATAAAATTTTTCAGACTCGAAACGGTGCAGTAAAATATATTGATGAAGTAGACTTAAGCCAAAAAGATAAAAGTCATTTTGTCTATAATGCTTCAGTAACAAAGGGGCTTAATCCTTTACTACAAGATATTTGGCCAGAAGTAAAACGCCAAATTCCAAGTGCGCATCTCACTGTTATTGGTGGATTTTATAGATTTAGAGAAGGCGCTGAGCCTGATGCACAAGAAAAAGATCATCGTAAATATGTAGAAACATATCCAAAAGAATTAGATGTAACTTTTACTGGTGTTATACCACAAAAAGAGATAGCAGAAATATTATCTAATGCGGGGTTTATGTTGTATCCAACTGAATTTCCAGAAACATTTGGTATTTCAGCATTAGAATCTTTATTATATAAAACTCCTCTTATTACTTCTCGTTTTGGTGCTCTTGAAGAAACAGCACTCGATCTGGCATGCTATAAACAAAACTATGCCAACTGCCCCAATGGTTTATTTCCTAGAATTGACAGAAATGAGCAAGCTAAATCATTTATTGATATGACAATACAAGCATATCACAACGATTATTTGTTACAACAAAAACAAAATTATTGCGATGTTATTGATGACATTTATGGATGGGATACAGTTGCCTTACAATGGCAACAACATTTTTATCGTAAATTAAAAAAATATTTGCCCGTAAATCAATACAGAAAAGTATCATATATTAATGATAAAGTAAAAAGAATTTATGGAAGAAGATTTGAAAATCCCATAGAAAGATCTGAATATAGAACTACGCACCCAGAAAAAAGAATTGTAATAATTTCACCATTTCGAAATGCCGATGATTATATTGTTGATCATTGTTTATCAGTTGACCAACAAGATTATGATAATTATTTGCATATTGTTATTGATGATAATTCAGATAATGAAATTGAATTACCTTCTAATTCTAAAAGAATGATTATAAGAAATGATGAGAGATGCGGATGTATAGCTAATCAATTAAATTATATGCAACATGCAACAGAAGATGATATTATCATTCTTTTAGATGGTGATGATTTTTTAATTAATAATCCAACAATTTTTAAATACTATAATCAACTTTATCATGAAGGAATTGAATTTACATATGGTTCTATGTGGAGTTTAGCCGATAATATTCCTCTTATTGCTCAAGACTATCCAAACAAAGTAAAGAAAGATAAATCTTATAGAAAGCATTTATTTAATTGGAAAATTCCATATACTCACTTGCGAACCTTCCTTGGAAAATATGCTTATAAATTAAATCCTAGTAATTATAAAATTCCTGGTAAAGGTTTTATGAAGAGTGGGGCTGATAATCCATTATTTTATGAATTAATAGAAATGGTGGCACCAGAAAAAATTAAAGCAGTAAAAGAAATTATGGTTCTTTATAATGACATTAATCCATTAAATGATTATAAAGTAAATCCTATTGAACAAAATCAAAACGCATATTCGTCATATAAATCTAAGGATGAAAATAAAATGAAACAAATTCTAATTGCAATTCCTACAAATGCAGGTATTGAACCTGAAACATTTAAATCGATTTATAATCTTGAAATGCCAGAAGGTGTAAAGACTCATTTTGAATTTTTCTATGGGTATCAAGTTGATCAAATTAGAAATTTAATTGCTGAATGGGGTAAAAATTATGACTATACATTTTGGGTTGACAGCGATATAATTTTACCAAAAGATGCTTTAATTAAATTATATGAATCAGATAAAGATATCATTTCTGGTGTGTATATGCAAAGAAAACACGATAAACAAATTTTAGAACTTTATAATGAAGGTGGAAACATTCCGCACAATGAATTAGAACATGGTTTAATGGAAGTAAAAGGATGTGGCTTTGGTTGTGTTCTAATAAAAGGCCATGTGCTTAATGAAATGGAATATCCGCATTTTAAATATAAGTCTGCTTTGAATCATGATCATACATATTCTGAAGATGTTTATTTTTGTGATAGAGCAAGAGAAAAAGGATTTAAAATTTGGGCAGACACAACTTTAATTTGTGAACATAAAGGTCATCATCTTTTTGTACCACAAATATCATATAAAGTTAATACTGTGTCGAAAGAAGTGAATCAGCATTTAATTGAAAGATCAAAGGAAGATGTAATGCTTCCATTTGTTAAAACATATTTAAATGATATGAAAATTAGATGGGATTTTCAACCTAAAGTAGTTTATGATATTGGTGCAAGTTGTTTACACTGGACAAACACGGCAAAACAAATTTGGCATGATACAAAGTTTATTGCCTTTGATGCTCTTGAAGAATATAAAGATGTATATGATTATTATGGTGTTGATTATGCTATCGCTTTATTAAGTAAAGAAAAAGAAATACGAACTTTCCATACAAATATAGAACATCCTGCTGGTGGAAGCATGTATATTGAAAAAGATCATAAACAATTATATCATGATCATCGACAAATGGGAGCAATGTCATTAGATGAATTAGTAAAACTAAATGATTTTCCTATGCCAGATATGATTAAAATAGATGTACAAGGCGCAGAAAAAGAAGTTTTACAAGGAGCGATAGAAACATTAAAAAGTGTTAAACATTTGATTATAGAAGTACAATCAGAAGAGTACAACGAAGGCGCTCCATTAAAAGAAGAAACGTTTGATTATCTTGATGAAATTGGTTTTAGATTCGTAGAAGAAATTGTTAATTATGGCCCTGATGCAGATTATCATTTTATAAGAAAGAATTTATATAAATAGTCATAGATTAATCAAAATGTGGAGATCTCTATGGCTAATCCAACAACAAGAGAAGAACTCATAGAATATTGTAAAAGACGATTGGGTGATCCAGTTATTGAGATCAACGTCGATGATGATCAAGTAGAAGATCGTGTTGACGAAGCGTTACAATACTATCAAGAGTTTCATTCTGATGCTACAGTAAAAACATATTTGAAACATCAAGTTACTTCAGCAGATGTTTCAAATGGTTATATTCCTATATCATCAGATATTATTTACGTATCAAGATTATTTCCAATATCAAGTTCATTTAGTTATTCTCACAATTTTTTTGATATTAAATACCAAATGATGTTAAATGATATTGCAGATTTACAGAATTTTGCTGGAGATCTTGCTTATTATGAACAAATGCAACAATACCTTTCTATATTAGATATGACTTTAAATGGTACACCACAAGTAACATTTCAAAGACATGCAAATAGACTCCATATACATGGTGATTTTACAGATGAAGATATTAAAGTTGATGATTATGTAGTTGCTGAAGTTTTTCAAATTGTAGATCCAAATACACATACTTCTGTATATAATGATATGTGGTTAAAAGAATATACTACTGCCCTTATTAAAGAACAGTGGGGTCAAAATCTAATTAAGTTTGAAGGAATGCAGTTACCAGGCGGCGTAACTTTAAATGGTAGACAATTATATGAAGATGCTAAAACTGAAATTGAACAATTAAGAGAGAAAATTAGATTAGAACAAGAACTACCAGCAGATTTTTTTGTAGGTTAATATGCGCAATTTTTATTTCTCAGACAAAGTAAGATCAGAACAAAATCTCTATGAAGATATAATTATAGAGTCATTAAAAATGTATGGGCAAGATGTATATTACTTACCCAGAGATACTGTCGGCGAAATTAAAGAATTGGGTGATGAAGTTCCAGCAAGATTTAATTCTTCCCATAAAATAGAAATGTATATTGAAAATACTGAAGGATTTGATGGTGAAGGAGATTTGTTTACAAGATTTGGAGTTGAAATACGTGATGAAGCAACGTTTGTTGTTTCTAGGCGTAGATGGACACAACAAGTAAAACAATTTGATAGTGAAGTAACGGCCATAAGACCATTGGAAGGCGATTTAATTTATATTCCAATGACGAAAAAATTATTTGAAATAACACACGTTGAGCATGAACAACCATTTTATCAATTAAGCAATTTACCTGTTTATAAATTAAGAGCTCACTTATATGATTATAATGATGAAGATCTTGATACAGGTATTGATGAGATAGATAGTATTGAAAGAGATTATGCTTATACAACCAATATAACAGTTGATGCTGTTAATAGATCAATTGTTTTTGCAATAGGTGATACTATTAGACAAAATACTTCTACAGGAATTCAAATAGACGGTGAAATAGCATCATGGAATAGTGTAACTGGAATATTATCATTAATCCATGTATCAACAAGTGATGGAAAATATCACCAATATACTCCTGGTGAAGCGATATATCAAGAAGAAAGTTTAACATTTAATATTACTTCAGTTGGAGAAGATATTAAACAAACTGCAACTGAGCAAAATGATTTATTTAGTACAGATAATTTAAGTTTCTTAGATTTTAGTGAAGACAACCCATTTGGAGATCCTGATGACTGATGATATTTTTGATTTTGGATTTACAGCTGTTGATGAAGAAGAATTACAAGCTGTACAAAAAACACAACAAGTAGCCGAAGATGCTAAACAAGCATCTGCGAGCTATCAAGATAAATTAGATAGATTATACAATGCTATTGTTCCTCTTTTGAACAATCTAAAAAAGAATCCAGAGAAAGAGTATATTCTTTGGCCTGATAGATTAGCAAAAGTGGAAGCGTTTGAAACACATCTACAAAAAATATATAAAGGTTAATCATGTTTGGACAACATTTTTATCACGAAAAAATCCGTAAATGTGTATCAATATTTGGTTCACTATTTAATAATATTTATGTTGTCCGTAAGTCAGGAGGAGGAACTAGTTCAAGCCAAATAAAAGTTCCTTTATCTTATGCACCAAAAAATAAGTATTTAGAAAGAATTAGAGAAGTACCAGATTTAGTTAATGATTCAAAAGTAGCTATAAAGCTTCCTCGTATGTCATTTGAGATAGTTACATTTGCTTATGATAATGCCAGACAATTAACTAAAATAAGTAATTTTAATACAGTTGGTACTTCTGCACAAAATAGAAATCAATTTTATTCGCCCGTTCCTTATAGTATAAATTTTCAATTAAATATTTATGCTAAAAATCAAGATGATGCTTTACAAATAGTTGAACAAATATTGCCAACATTTAATCCTCAATATACTTTAACTATAAAACCATTTATTGACACGTATTCATCATTTAAAGAAGATATTCCGGTTATTATTCAAGGTTTATCATTTTCAGATGATTTTGATGGACCTCAAGAATCTAGAAGAACAATTGTATATACATTAGATTTTGAAATGAAGGTCAATTTCTATGGACCAATTGCACCTAAAAGTGTTATTAGACAAGCCGATGCAAAAATATTTGATATTAATGCTGGATATAGGGATAGCGATAATTATGTAGAAACATTAAGAGTGGTGCCAGATCCAATTACTACAATTGGTTTAGCTGATAGCGATTTTGGTTTTACCACAATTTATTTGGATAGTAATGATGTATGAATATAGATGTAAACTTAGAAAAGTAATTGATGGTGATACAGTAGATGTTGATATTGATTTAGGATTTGGTGTATGGCTAAAAGATGAAAGAGTAAGATTGTCGGGAATTGATACTCCTGAATCAAGAACAAGTGATAAAGTAGAAAAGAAATATGGATTAGCAGCGAAACATTATGTTGAAAGATTTACTGATGACGAATGGCTAATTCTTAAAACGAAAGAGTATGATGCTAAAGGTAAATTCGGTCGAATACTTGGAGAAATTTGGAGAACAAGCAGTTTTGCAGATAAATCTTTAAATGATTACCTTATTGAGAAACATCATGCGGTGTATTATTATGGTCAAGCGAAACATATGGTGGAGGCCGAACATCTCAAAAATAGAGAGTTGGTAAGATTAGATGAATAAGAAAATAAATGATGATTACGATTATTCTCGTGAAACATACTATGAGCTTTTGGAAAAAGGTAAACAATCTTTAGATCTTATGATTGAAGTTGCTAGAGAATCTGAACATCCAAGAGCATTTGAAGTTTTATCTAATATGGTAAAAAATCTAGCTGATGTTAATGATAAATTGATGGATTTAAATAAGAAAAATAAAGAAATAACAAAAGAAGAACAAGAAAAAGTTAAACAAATAACTAATAATAATGTATTTTTGGGATCTACTGCTGAACTTCAAAAATTATTACAAAATGAAAGAAAAATTATAGATGCTGAACCCGCACGAAAGTTACCTAGGGAATCCTAATGTAAAACGCGATGGCGTTGTTCAGGACTGGAGCGAAGAGCAAGTTAAAGAATATGCTCGCTGTATGAACGATCCAGTTTATTTTGCACAAGAGTATTGCAAAGTTATTTCGCTTGATAAAGGATTAGTTCCATTTAAACTATATCCTTATCAGCAACAAATGTTTAAACAATTTCAGGAGAATAGGTTTAATGTCGTTCTCGCATGTCGTCAATCTGGTAAATCAATATCTGCCTGCGCGTACCTCTTATGGTTTGCATTATTCAATAGTGAAAAAACTGTTGCAATTTTGGCCAATAAGGGAGCCGTTGCTAGAGAAATGTTATCACGCGTTACTCTTATGCTTGAAAATATTCCTTTCTTTTTACAACCTGGATCAAAAGCGGTTAATAAAGGTAGTCTTGAGTTTAGTAATAATTCAAGGATTCTTGCTGCTGCTACTTCTGGCTCTTCTATCAGGGGTCTTTCTGTTAACCTTCTTTACTTAGATGAATTTGCATTTGTGGAGAGAGCTAATGAATTCTACACCTCGACATACCCAGTTGTCTCCTCAGGAGAAGATACGAAAATTATCGTCACGTCGACTGCGAATGGTATTGGCAATACATTTTATAAGATATGGGAGGGAGCGACACAAGGAGTTAACGAATTTACTCCGTTCAGAGTTGATTGGTGGGACGTTCCAGGAAGAGATGACGCCTGGAAAGAACAAACTATCAATAATACATCGCAGTTACAATTCGATCAAGAATTTGGCAATACATTTTTTGGAACGGGTGATACGCTCATTAATGCAGAAACGTTAATGAGTCTTAGGGCTAGAAACCCAAGAAGAACGATGGAAGGTGGAAAATTATTAATATACGAAGAACCAATTAAAAAACATGAATATATTATGACGGTTGACGTATCGAAGGGAAGAGGACAGGATTATTCTACGTTTAATTTACTCGATATTAGCACTCGCCCATTTCAACAGGTGGCTGTGTATCGCAATAACACTATATCTCCTTTACTCTTCCCTAATATTATATATAAGTACGCAAATTCTTATAATAAAGCATATGTAGTTATTGAATCAAATGATCAAGGTTCTCTTGTAACAAATGGCCTTTATCATGATTTAGAGTATGAAAATATGCATGTTGAATCAGCTGTAAAGGCTAATGCATTAGGCATAGAAATTACAAGAAAAACAAAAAGATTGGGATGTTCAGCAATCAAAGATTTGCTAGAAACTAAAAAATTAGAAGTAGTGGATGAACAAACTATTTTAGAAATATCTACATTTGAAGCCAGAGGTCAATCATTTGAAGCTGCTAATGGTAATCATGATGATTTAATGATGAATTTAGTTTTATTTGGCTATTTTGTTTCTGGTAATTATTTTCAAGATATGACAGATATTAATTTAAAACAATTATTATTTGATCAAAGAATGAAAGAAATTGAAGAAGATGTAGTTCCATTTGGGTTTGTAGATGATGGTTCAGAATATATTCAAGTAATAGAACAGCCTGATAATGATTGGGCTATAGAATATGACCCTAATTTTTAAAACATATAAATAAAGTTAATTGAAGATAACCGTATTATGTTAGCATATAATTTATAACCGAGAGGAAAAATCAATGGCACTATTCACACCATCAGAAAGTCCTGCGGTTGTCGTCAAAGAAATTGATTTGACTGGTGGCGTTCCTAACGTTCAGTCAACTACTGGCGCAATTGTAGGTAACTTTAGATGGGGACCTGTTGAAGAAAGAACACAAATCGCTAATGAAACAGAATTAGTAGATACGTTCGCTTCACCAGACTCGTCTAATACGATTGATTTCCACAATGCTTCTTATTTCCTGCGATATTCAAGCAGTATGCAAGTAGTAAGGGCCATTGATGGATCAGCGGCAAACGCCTTCTCAACCACGAGGGCAACAGATACAACCGGTCAAGAAGTTCTTGATTCAGACCAATGGTCTGGAGGAGTTGGAGGTTCTTTAACACAAGGATCCAATGGAAATAGATCAGAACAAGCAAGGTTGAACCATCTGGCACAAGTTGTGGTTGTTAAAAACGAAAATGACTTTAATGCTCAATTATCAGCATTATCAGATCTTACTAAATCACCAGTTTTATCGAGTGATAGCGATGGAGGAGGAAACCTTCTTATTGACTCAGACGCTTCAAATGCACTTGATCCTGGTAACCATACATGGATTGCTAGATATCCAGGCGCACTGGGTAATAGCTTAGAAGTTTCAATTTGTCCAGCTAATGCAACTGCTTTTGCGGCATGGGATTATGAAAATGATTTCGATGCTGCACCTACAACTTCACAAACAACTGAAGCTAATGTAGGATTAGCATCTAATGATGAAGTTCACATTGTAATTGCAGATAAAAATGGTAAAATTACTGGAACCAAAGGTGCGGTTTTAGAAACATATCCATTCTTATCAGTAGTAAAAGGATCAACAAGAGATGGAGGAGTAACTAACTACGCTCTTGATGTGATCAATCAAAATTCAAAATATGTTTGGATGGCGAACTGGGATTCTGATTGGAGAGCCCTTGGAGCAGGTAATTATTTAGCTGACAGTGATAATAGCACTTTTAGTAAAGATAACACCGCAGCAACAACTTACGTTTTTGATAAAGGTGTAAATTCAGGTTCGCTTGGAATGAGCGAATTCGCTACAGGTCACGATCTTTTTGAAGATAAAGACCAAGTAGAAGTTGATTTCCTTATTGCACCAGGTCTTAGTGGTGATGCATGGACAACTACTACAGGCGATCTTATTTCTACAGCTGAAAGTAGAAAAGATTGTGTAGTTGTATCATCTCCTCCACGCGATAAGGTTATTAACAGAACCAGTACATCTGATATTGTAACTGATACAGTAGCAGCTGCTAATGGTTTAAGTAAAAGATCTTCATATCACTTTATGGATAATAACTATCTTAAAGTTTATGATAAATATAACGATCAGTATATTCAAATTCCGGCTGCATCATCTACTGCAGGTCTTATGGCCGCGACTGATCTAAACCGAGCCCCTTGGTTCTCACCAGCTGGTGCACGAAGAGGTGGATACTTAGGTATTACTTCTATTGCTTACTCACCAACTAAAGGACAAAGAGATACACTCTACAAAGCAAGTGTTAACCCGGTTGCTAATATTCCTGGTCAAGGAACATTGCTATTCGGTGATAAGACTATGTTAACAAGATCTTCTGCATTTGACAGAATCAATGTACGTAGATTGTTCCTTATTCTTGAAAGAGCAATTGCAAGAGCTGCTGAACAAGTTCTGTTTGAGTTCAATGATGAATTTACTAGAGCAGAGTTTGTTAACATCATTGAGCCGGTCCTTAGAGAAATCAAAGGGAGAAGAGGTATCACTGACTTCCGTGTTGTAGCTGATGAAACTAATAACACACCAGAAGTTATTGATAGAAATGAATTCATCGCAAACATCTTCATCAAACCGGCAAGGTCCATTAACTACGTCACACTGAATTTTGTGGCAGTAAGAACCGGAGTCGATTTTGAAGAAGTAGTTGGCACGGTTTAAGGAGGTAGAAAATGGCAGTTTTAGGCGTAGATGATTTTAAATCAAAATTAAGAGGTGGAGGCGCACGCCCTAATCTCTTTAAAGCCACTATCAACTTTCCTGCTTATGCGGGTGGTGATCCAGAACTAACATCGTTTTTATGTGAAGCTGCTCAGCTTCCCGGATCTACGATGGGAACCATTATTGTTCCTTTCCGTGGTAGACAGTTAAAAATGGCAGGTGACAGAACATTCGCTGAATGGACTGTGACTATCATTAACGACACAGATTTCGCGGTAAGAAACTCAATGGAAAGATGGATGAATGGTATTAATGCTCATTCAGCGAATACTGGGCTATCTTCACCAATTGCATATGAAGCAGATCTGAAAGTGGAGCAATTAGATCGAGAAGGAGCGAGTATTAAAGAATATGTCTTTAGAGGCTCATTCCCAACCGATGTAAGTGCAATTGATTTGAATTACGGAACTAACGATGACATCGAAAGATTCACTGTTACTTTCGCATATCAATATTTTGATAGTCGAAACGAAGATACGACTACATAATATATAAACTATTAGCGGAGGGCCACGTGGCCCTCCGTAAATAAAAGGATTTTTTAATGGCAGAAAACGATAGAAGTATTTCATTATTTGGTTTTGAAATAAAAAGAAAAGGTACGGGAGATAAAAAACAACTTCCGTCTATTGTTCCGCCTATTGATGATGATGGCGCGGGTTATGTAACCGCAGCTGGAACACATTATGGACAATATTTAAATATCGATGGTGATGATTCAAAAGATAATCACCAATTAATAATGAAATATCGTGGATGTTCAATGCATCCAGAAGTAGACGCAGCTTTAGAAGATATTATTAATGAAGCAATTGCGGGTGGTTTGATGGAACAACCTGTAAATATTAATATGGATAAACTTGATCAATCACCATCTATTAAGAAAAAAATAAAAGAAGAATTTGATAATATTGTTGCTATGTTAAATTTTCATGAAAACGCTCATGATATTTTCCGTAGATGGTATGTTGATGGAAGAATTTATCATCATTTAGTTGTGAATGAAGCAAACTTAAAAGCTGGTATTCAAGAAATTCGACCAATTGATGCGGCAAAAATTCGTAAAGTAAAACAAGTTAAAAGAAAAAAAGATCCAAAGACTGGTGCTAATTTAGTTGAAAAGGTTGATGAATACTACATTTATCAAGAAAAACCTGGCCAACAAACAGCTGGTGTAAAAATGAGTTTAGATTCAGTAAGCTATGTTACATCTGGGTTACTTGATGAGTCGCGCAAAAAGGTTGTATCTTATTTGCATAAAGCAATTAAACCTATTAATCAATTACGCATGATGGAAGATTCGCTGGTTATTTATAGACTAGCTAGAGCACCTGAACGTAGAATTTTTTATATTGATGTTGGTAATTTACCACGAGGTAAGTCAGAACAATATATGAAAGATATTATGGCTAAGTACCGTAATAAACTTGTATATGATGCTAAGACTGGTGAAATTAGAGATGATCGTAAACATCAATCTTTATTAGAAGATTTTTGGTTGCCAAGGCGTGAAGGCGGTAGAGGTACGGAAATTTCTACACTACCTGGAGGTGAAAACCTTGGGCAAATTGATGATATTGTATATTTTCAAAAACGTATGTATCGTTCACTTAATGTTCCATTAAATAGATTAGAACAAGAACAACAATTTAGCCTAGGTAGATCGACTGAAATTTCTAGAGATGAATTAAAATTTCAAAAATTTATTGATAGATTACGTAGAAAATTTTCACATTTATTCTACGGCATTCTTAAAACACAACTAGTCTTAAAGGGAATTATTACTGAAGAAGATTGGGAATCAATTAAGAATGATATTGTCTGTGATTACGTAAGAGATAATCACTTTACAGAATTAAAAGATGCCGAACTTTTAAGAGAAAAACTTCAAACTTTAGATTTACTACAGAATTATATTGGAGAATTCTTTTCTAAAGAATGGATATTTAAAAATGTGTTAGTCTTAGATGATGAAGAAATCACTAAGATGAAAGGCGAAATGAAAAGCGAAACCAATTCTGGTGAAATAGAACCTAAAGGAGACAATGATGACAATGACAGATGATATGATTCAACATGCTTTAAATAAAGATTATAATAAAGCTAATCAAATTTTTCAAGATATTATGGGCGCTAAAGTTAATGATATGCTTGATCAAGAAAAAATTAGATTAGCCGATCAAATATATAATGGCGCTGAACCTGATGAAGAGCAATTGGAATTAGATTTAGAAGATGAAGAGGAGGATGATGAACAAGACATGGGACAAACACCAAGCGAAGCCGAGATGGGCGAAGAAGGAGTATCGGAGCCCGATAGTGATGTTGAAATCGGAGTGGGAGACGAAGACGGAGACGACACAGAATCATAAAGGTGAAGTAAGTAATCGAACATATAGAGTACTTATTAACTTAGATGAAAGTCAAGATTCAGATTCGTATAAATAAATAAAAATGACAAAAATGAAAAAGTTTAGTGCACTTAGGAAAACAAAATTACAAGGTAAAACTAAATCTTTTAAAGGGATTAAGATTACCGTGGCACAAGAAGGCGGAAAGTATATTGCCTATGTAGATGGCGATAGACTAGACGTCTATAGAAATGAAAGAGAGGCTTTTAAAGCCGGCGAAGAATTTATTAAACAGGTAAAAACATGAAATTAATTGCGGAATACACAGAAGACAATTTAGAAGTTTTAACTGAGGCCCGTAAAGACGGGTCAAAGAAGTATTCTATTGAAGGTGTCTTTATGTCCGCAGAACAGAAAAATAGGAACGGTAGAATATATCCGCGCGTAGTAATGGAAAACGCAGTAAATAAGTATGTTACTGAGCAAGTACAAAAAGGGCGCGCAGTTGGTGAATTAAATCACCCTGAAGGACCTACCGTAAACCTTGATAAGGTTTCACACAAAATTGAAAACCTCGAATGGTCGGGGAACAATGTTGTGGGAAAAGCCACAGTATTGGAGACTCCTATGGGTAAGATCGTACAAGGTCTTCTCGAAGGCGGTGTTCAACTGGGCGTTTCGACTCGTGGTATGGGAAGCTTGCAGCGAACTAATGACGCAATGGTTGTCAAAGATGACTTTCTACTCAATGCAGTAGACATTGTTCAGGATCCCTCCGCACCTAGCGCTTTTGTTAATGGAATAATGGAAGGTGTTGAGTGGGTATGGAACAACGGCATTATTGAGCAAAGAGCAATTGAACAAATGGAGACTGAAATTAAGAATGCTCCACGCACCGATCTCTATGAGACACAAGTTCGTGAGTTTAAAAATTTCCTCTCGTTACTCAAAACTAAATTGTAAAAGGAGTCAATAAATGACTGATGAAAATCAAATTGAAGATCAAGAAATTGAACTCCACGATGATGAGAACGAAGTCGTGGAAGAAGCTCATGATCCAAAGAATGCTGAGGCCCAGTCCGTTGCATCTGTAGACGCTGCAGGTGACAAAGGACCAAAAGCTAAGGCACGTAAAGGTGATAAAGGTGGCAAGGACGCCATGCAAAAAGCTCCTGCAAGTCCAGTTCCTGGTACGAAAGCTGGTATGATTAATGCTGCTTTCCAGCATATGTCAAAAATGACCAAAGCTGAAATGTCAGAACTATACGGAAAAATGTTTGCTGAAGGTATAGAAGAAGGCGAAGTGGTAGAAATGCCAGAAGCTGATATTGACTACCAAGCAGATTTTTCTGATGATCTCAATGCATTGATTGCTGATGAAGCAACTCTAAGCGAAGAGTTCAAGGATAAAGCAGGTGTTATTTTCGAAGCAGCTATCAAATCGAAGCTAGCAGAAGAAATTGATCGCCTTGAAGAAAAATACAACGAAGAACTCGAAGCAGAAATTACTTCTACTAAAGAGGACTTAGTTGAAAAAGTAGACAACTACCTTAATTATGTAGTTGAAGGTTGGATGGAAGATAATAAAGTTGCTGTCCAATCTGGTCTACGTACAGAGATCGCTGAGAAGTTCATGAATAGCTTGAAAGATCTATTCACTGAATCTTATATCGAAGTACCAGAGTCTAAAGTCGACCTAGTTGACGAACTGGCTGAAACAGTTGAAGAATTAGAAGAAAAACTTAATTCACAAACTGGTTCATTGATTGAAATGACAGAAGAGTTAGAAGCCTATAAGCGTGAAGCGGTTATCCGTGAAGCATCTAAAGACTTGGCCGAAACTCAAATTGAAAAACTAAAAAATCTAGTTGAAGATATTGATTTCGATGATGAAGAAACTTTTGCTAAAAAAGTCTCAACAATCAAAGAATCATACTTTAAACAAGGTAAATCTGAAACTGCAGATCTAGATCCAACAGATATTGATGACGGAACAGAAGTAACATCCGGATCAATGGCTCAGTATCTAACTGCCTTACGTAACGTAAAATAAATTAGGAGTGTCCAAATGGAAGTCGCATACGATAAACTCGTAGAAAAATGGGCCCCAGTTCTGAATGAAGAATCTGCAGGTTCCATTAAAGATAATCATAGAAAAGCAGTAACTGCTGCTATTCTTGAAAACCAAGAAAAAGCTCTCATTGAAGAGGGTATGATTAATGAAGCAGCCCCAACCATGAATACTGGTGCAGCTGCTAATTGGAATCCAATCCTTATCGCACTTGTAAGACGTGCAATGCCTAACCTTATGGCATACGATGTCTGCGGTGTTCAGCCAATGACTGGGCCAACTGGCTTGATCTTTGCAATGAGATCTCGCTATAAAACAGCTTCTAACGGTGTTTCTATCGATGATGAAGCATTGTTTAACGAAGCCGTAACTGGCTATTCAGGTGATTCCACCTTTACTCAACCATCAGGTACATCTGGTCTTGAAGGTCTGACTGACCTTGATGGCGATAGCACAATTGCTGACTCAGCAGTTACTGCTCTTGCAGGTGGAGGAATGCCAACAGCCGATGCTGAAGCACTCGGTGGTGGCGGTACTTCTGACTTCAACGAAATGGGTTTCACCATTGAAAAAGCAACTGTGACTGCAAAGTCCAGAGCACTGAAAGCAGAATACAGCTTAGAATTAGCACAAGACTTGAAAGCAATTCATGGTCTTGACGCTGAAACTGAGTTGGCAAATATTCTGTCAACAGAAATCATGGCTGAAATTAACCGTGAAGTTATTAGAACAATCAACTCACAAGCTAAAGTTGGTGCACTACAAAGCAACACAGCTATTAACGGTATCTTTAATGTTCAGTCTGATGCAGACGGCCGTTGGTCAGTTGAAAAGTTCAAAGGACTTATCCTTCAAATCGAAAGAGAGTCTAACGTAATTGCAAAAGAAACACGTAGAGGTAAAGGTAACTTCATTATCTGCTCTTCTGATGTAGCTTCTGCACTTTCTGCAGCTGGTATGTTGGATTATACTCCAGCATTGTCAACTAACCTCAATGTAGACGATACAGGCAACACCTTTGCTGGTGTTCTGAATGGTCGCACAAGAGTATACATCGATCCATATGCAACTGCTGACTATGTCACAGTTGGTTATAAGGGTACTAACCCATATGATGCCGGTGTATTCTATTGCCCATATGTACCACTAACTATGGTACGTGCAGTAGGTGAGAACACATTCCAGCCAAAAATCGGATTCAAAACTCGTTACGGTATGGTTTCAAACCCATTCGTAGACGTAGGAAGTATGTCCGGTAGAGATGGATTGGCAACTGCTAAGACTAACCAATACTACAGAATCTTCAGAGTAGATAATATTCTCGGAGCATAATAAGAGTTCTATCTCTAACTTTAGGGGGGCTTCGGCCCCTCTTTTTTTCATTAAACTTGTATAAATAGATACATGGCAGAGTTAACTACAAATATAAATTATCTTCAACCTACGTCGTTTAAGATTACAATTGATCGGAAAAATTTTCCAAACTTGGAATTTTTCTGTCAGGATTTTACGCATCCTGGTATGATTATGAACTCAGTTGAAGTTCCATATAAGAAAATACAAGCAATACCTTTTATTGGTGATAAATTAACATTTAATGAATTGCTTGCAAATATTATTTTAGATGAAAATATGGAAGCTTATAATGAAATGTATAATTGGATGAGAACTAATTTAGATAATAACGAAAATTCTAGATTAGAGAGTGAAGGATTAAGACCACCTAGTGTTTCTGATATTACGTTATCAATTCTTTCGAGCCATAATAATCAGACAAAACAAGTTAGATATATAGATTGTATGCCAACAGCTTTAACTGATATTCAATTTCAGTCAACTGCAAGTGGTACAGAATTTATAACATTTGGAGCATCATTTAGATTTAGTTATTTTGAATTAATATAGGTATATTATGGATTTGGAAAAAATATTAGCTGAGTGGCGCAGTGAAAACGCCATTGATGAATATCATTTAGATGAAACATCAAGAGATACACCAATTCTTCATGGTAAGTATCTCGAATATCTTTCTACCGCAAAATTACAATTAAAACGAGCAGAGTTTAAACAAAAAACTTTGTTAAAGCAAAAGTGGTTATATTATAACGGAAAGATGACCGAAGAAGAAATAAAAGAAACTGGATGGGCATTAGATCCTTTTAATGGCATGAAAATATTAAAAGGTGAAATGGAATATTATTATGACGCAGATCCAGAAATACAAAAATCAGAAGAAAAAATTCTGTATTATAAGACAATGATTGAGACATTACAGGAGATTATAAATAATCTTAATTGGCGTCATCAGACTATAAGTAATATGATTAAATGGAAACAGTTCGAGTCAGGAAATTAACTCACGCTAATTTACATGTAGAATGTAATAGTGGTATAGCAGCTGAATTGAGAGAATATTTCTCATTCTATGTGCCTGGTTATAAATTTATGCCAGCATTTAAAAATAGAATGTGGGATGGCAAGATTCGTTTATTTGATTCTAATACTGGAGAATTGCCTGCTGGTTTATTTTTCCACTTGCAGGAATTTTGTAAACAACGCGCTTATATGCTTGGTAGTGAAACCACGAAATATGGTGGTCCTATCGATACGGTGCACATTAATCCTAAACTCATTATGGAATGGATTGAAGGTTTAGGTTTACCATTTAAAGTGCGAGATTACCAATTCGATGCTTTATGTCATGCGTTACATAATAAAAGAAATATTCTTGTATCTCCTACTGGTTCTGGTAAATCGTTAATTATATATTTGCTCGCAAAATTTTGGTTGCAAATGTTAACTGATGGAGTAGCATATCCAAAAGCCGGAAGAGTTTTAATTATTGTACCTACTACTTCTTTAGTTGAACAAATGCACAATGATCTTATAGAATATGGTCAAGGACCTAATGGTATACACCGTATATATAGTGGTAAGGACAAAAAATTTGATGCTGCGATTTGTATATCTACATGGCAATCAATTTATAAATTGCCAAAAGCATGGTTCGATCAATTTGGAATGGTAATTGGTGATGAATGT